GCCATTGATTGATATATTCCGCGCCCTTGGATTTGGCCATGCCTTTGCGAACGGCAGACACTTTGGCCCAATCAAAGCCTCCGATATCTTTACAAACGGCCATGACCTGTTCCTGGTACAGAAACACGCCATAGGTATCGGAAAGGATTGGCTCCAATTGCGGGATGTCGTAGGCAATTTTGGCTTGCCCATTGGCGCGCTTGATATAACGCGTGCCCATGCCTGCTTGCAATGGGCCAGGTCTGGCCAGAGCCGTCAAATGATCGATCTGGCCAAAGCGATCAACTTTTACTTGGCGAGTCACGCCGCGTACCGCATCGCCTTCGAACTGAAAGATGCCGCTCACTCGGTCTTCGTTCAAAATGTCCAGCACCGACGCATCGTCAAGCGGCAATTTATAAAGCTCTTCAGCACTCATCACGCCGGCATCTTCGATAATGCCTAGCGTGCGCAAACCCAAAATATCAACTTTTAGAAGGTTTAAATATTCCGCATCGACTTTATCGATACACGCCACGCCATCAGCATTCACCGTGCAAAAGTCAGAGATGGGGTCGTTACAAACCAAGACGCCACCGGCATGCACGCCTGTATGACTGGGGTGAAGCTCCAACGCAGCCATGCATTTCACCGCAGCAGGATGCTTTTCGGCGAAGGCTTGGCCGCCAGATGTTTTCTCGATTGTGTCTTGAATCGAATGGCCATATAGCTCATCGCCTTGTTTGAAAGTCGATAACTGACGGCGCAACATCATCGTATCGTCGATGCTGATGCCGAACTTTTTGCTAACGTGAGGGAAAATGGATTTAGGCTGCATCTGCAGCAGATTACCAACGCGCGCAATATGCTCTGATCCATACTTCTTGACTAAATAGTCAAACACAAGATCGCGTTTTGTATCGTTGAAGTCGATATCAATATCCGGCCAATCCGCGCGGCTGACGTCGATAAAACGTTGAAACAGCAATCCGTGTTGAATGGGATCGACTTCGGTAATGCGCAACAAATAGCACACTAAGGATCCGGCCGCGCTGCCGCGCCCAGGGCCGACTAGCATATGCTGTTTGGCGAACTGGACAAGATCCGCCACCATTAAGAAGTAGCTTTCGAATCCCTTGGCATGAATAAGATCAAGCTCCATGCGCAAGCGTTCTTCGTATTCATTGTTCCAGGTGGACAAATAGCCGGTGGAAAGGCGCAGGTTCATGCCTTGCAGGCACAGAGATGCCAAATCGCCATCCAGGTGAATCATAGGCGCTTTAGCAAGCGTAACGCCTTTCAGTTTCTCGGCAACATAATAGGTGTTGCTAATCGCCTCTGACCATTCGTCAAGTGCCAATAATTTTCCAAGTCTCGCGCGAATCCCGTGAATGGTCATGATATTTCGCGGCCCAACCGATTCGCGCACCTCCCATGCATACGCGTTCGACTTGTCATCGTTCGATGGCATGTCGTTATAGCTGGTAATGACCATGGGCTTTCCATGCTTCCGTGCGTATTGGATAGAGGTCATGGCCGCGGTGAAGCTGCACGGATTGAGATCGACATAATCGAATGCGCTTGGGTCAGGATCGAATAGAGCGCTGCCCCCGGCAAACGTAATCACGCCTGGCGCATCAATGAGCGTGCCAAGATGCAAGCCACCTTCTTTTGATGCTTTACTGGAAAGTTGATAAAAAAAGCGCGTATCATACGCAAGCATCCATGCTTTGGGTTTGGCTCCTAAAGCGTTTTCCATCAACACCGGGAATTCAAGTCCAAACAGCGGCGTGATACCTGCTTTCGAAGCGGCTTGTTCAAATTTGACGTGACCCCATGTCGTATGGTCCACCATCCCCATGGTGTTGGCCCCTACGGCCTTGATACGCTCCAGAACCGCATCCAAGCGTCCATAGGCATACTTGAATGAATAGCCGGTGCGAACACGCAACTGAGGGAAGATCGTAGGATTCATGCCGCAAACCTTTTCTTGATGGCGTCATAGATGCCATAGACCATGCAAATTTTGTGCAGTAAATTCAAGTCATCGCGTGCGCGATGCTTTTGCTTGTATTCGCCGAACTTTAATTCGTAAAGCTGCTGCAGCTTCATCGGCTTGCCAAACATCGGCATGGTTTCTTCAACGGTGCAGATCTCGATCTGCGGCCATTCTAAGTCATCAATCGATTTACCTGCGTAAACGCAAGCGGTTTGAATAATTCCGCGATCGAACGATAAATTATGAGCGATGACAACTTGTGCGCGAATGAAATGATCGCGCAGTAAAAAGCATCCATTTTCCCCAAAAAAAGGCAAGTCTTTAACGATTTCGTCCGTAATACCACTGATCTTGCTAGCGTCCGGCGCAATAGGGCGACCGGGGTTAACCATGAATTCGAGTTCGTCAATAACATCACGTCCGTCTGTCAAAATGCCAGCGAATTCCACCAAGCGCGGTTGCTTATTGCGCGGCGCATCTCGATGGAAAGGAAGATCGGTCGTTTCAGTATCTATAAGCGAAAAGATCATGGGTCCCTCAGCGAAAGAACGGCAATCAAACGACCGCCGTTCGGTGGCAGAAATGTTTTGCCTTATTCCGGGTCTTTCGACATTTTCTCGTAGAATTCCACATCACTGGCGTTCAAACGCAAAGCGGCATCAACCAAATCGCTAGATGATGTAACGTCAGCGCCTTCCAAAGAGACGTACTTAGAAAGCGATTTGACGATATCCAACGTTGCCGACATCTTTTTGAACCCAATGCTGCCGCTTACCTTAACGCCTCCCTGAAACAGCCTAGCAGCAACGTCCGATGCCATGGCATCCACATCGCCGAACGATGAAAACGATTTTTCGCCTCGCTCGGTAGCTTTGTTCAGAGCAGCATTCAGGAACGTATCAACCAAGTGTGGGTATGCATGAAACTCTGCACACTCACCGTCCATTTCGCCGTCTGTTGCTGGACCTTGATTTATTGCTTGGTCTTTCTCGACCTGGATCTCCGGCGCAACAACATTGGCGATCTTGCGACGCGTGTATTTGCGCTTCGGAGCCGGCGCCGCCTTCTTCGTTGCCTTGCGGGTAGAAGCCCGCTTCACAAGCTTTGCCGATTGACGCTTAGCGCTCTTACGCGCCGCTTTCTTTGCAGCCTTCTTACGTGGTGCCATGGTAGTGGTTCCTTTGGTTGGAAGCGCCGCGGTATGCGGCATGAATTCTATGAGGTTCTTCGGTATTCCAGCTAAAAACGACGCGCGGCCCGGGGAGACTGCCTAGGAAAGGCCGCGCGCCAAAACGATTACTTCGCCGGCAATTCGTCGATGTGCAGCGTATCGATGTGAGCCGTTTCGTCCAGCTTGTTCAACGATGCGCGAATATTGGCGCCGTACAAGATGGATTCGCATTCCTTGGCCAATTGAGCAATTTCGATCAACTCACCGACCTTGTAATGTTCGCGCATATACTTGAGGACTTGACCTTTGATCGAGAATTCTTGCAAGGAAGTCAGGCCCTCGGCATTCAAGCGAACATGCGTGGCGCGATCACGCTTGCCATCGGCAAGACGCTCTTTCTTGCGCGCCTCGATTTTCTCCTTGCGTGCTTCGTCTTCCTTGTCGCGCGCCATGCGCGCTTGTACTTCCTCATGCTTGCGCTGTTCGCGCAGACGCTTTTTCTCGGCCTCGCGTTCACGGCGATTGATCAATCGCTTGGCCTTGGCTTCCGCCTTACGTTTTTCGCGATTGGCGGCCGTCTGTTCCTGGCGCTTTTCCGCCGCAAGCCGGCGTTCAACCTCTTGGTTATGGGCTCGCTCTTCGCGCTTGGCCTGAGCCTCTTCGAACCGCTTCTTTTTCGCCTCGTCAGCGTCGGCTTTCTTCTTGGCTGCGGCTTCTTCCCGCTTGGCCTGGCGCTCGGCGGCTTTGGCCTCCTTTTCCTTTTCTAGGCGCTCCTTACGCTCCTGGGCCTTCTGGCTGCGGAGCTGGGCCGGAGTCAGTGGCGCGGGCGGTTCATGGGCCGGGGCTTCCTTATGGATCGCGTGGCGCTCGGCGCCATGAGTAGCATGGGGATGTTCGGTGGGGTGGTCGTGGTGATGGACGTGGGCCGATTCCCCCTGATGGGAATCGTGATGCGCATGCGCGTTCTGATTCATATCGGTGTTCTCGTCGGTAGCATGCCGTGGGCGGCGAATCAAAGATAGGATTTTCATGGTGAGCGGTAAATCGTCAAATGGGATTGGGCGCGGGTGACGGCCGTATACATCAACTGGTTGTAGGGCACGCCGCGCATGTCTTCTTCAATGACCAGGACGCGAGGCCATTCGCTGCCCTGGGCACTATGAACCGTCATGGCGTATCCAAAATCGAATCCACCGGGCTTTTTCTGCGCCTCACGGCGGATTTCCGGGTCAGGGTCGAAAGCCTCTTTTCGGAATCGAACACGATAATCTTTGCCATCCGTCAAGGATCGAATCCACACCCGGTCGCCGTTATCATCTTCGTCATCGCGTATGCTTTCGCGGTCTTCTTTGCGCACATCGACATTTTCATAGCGAAGAACAATGCCCTGTTCGCCGTTCATAATGCCGAAGCCGTGTTGGTTGAATTTGCAGACGATCTTTTCGCCGATCATAGGCAGTTGATCGGTATATCCTAGCGCGCGGCGCACCGAAGCATTCACACTTTCACGCGTCTTGTTAAAACTGCAAAGCACCTGAGCGTCTTCGCCAGCATGGTCAAGCAACTGTTCCAGCGGAACCGTTCCCTTGCGCACCTTGACGTCTTCGTATTCGCGGCAGGGCAAACGATGTCCTTGGCGCACGAACATGGAGGCCTTGATGATATTGGACTCCCCACCTTGGCGCTCAATCTTATCGAGCAAAACATCAACGTGTTCCGGCGTGAAAATGGCAACCGCCTTGACCGGTGGGAGCTGGCCAATATCGCCCAAAGCGAGAATGGGCACGCCATGCTTGATCAGATTGTTGTAGTCGTACTCGCTCACCATTGACGCTTCATCGCAGATAATCAGCTCCGGCCGCGAATCGATGGTGAGCTTTGGCCCGAAGATCGGTTCGCCCGTCTCCGGATCTTCGCCGCGAAGGTTGTAGGTAAACTGATGCATGGTACGGGCATGGTGGCATCCCTTTTGCCGGAGCCGTGAGGCGGCCTTACCGGTCGGGGCGATGAATTCCACCCGTTGGATGGAGCCGCAGCATTGCTCGGCAATGGTGAAAGCAACGGTTGTTTTTCCCGTGCCGGCGTAACCGGCTAAAAAGAATACTTGCTTTTGATGTTTGTGTTGGCGCCAGTCTTGATGCCAGGTCGTGGCTTGTGTAATGGCGTTTTGCTGCTGATCGTTAAACACGATTTGTGTCATTTCCTGGCGTCCTTTGGAGCGGGAAAGATTGAATGGCTCGGTTCTGGGAGATTCTGGGCGTGAAGCCCGTGCCATCGATTCTATGACGCGGGCTTCACGAGTTCAAGCGTTTCATGCAGGAATTTTGATCGGCCCATCAATGACCATTGAAGGTGGCGTGGCATTCGCAAACATCTGCAGCTTCTTCACCACGGCATCAATATCGTGGTCAGCAAAGTTCATGCCGCCGGGCCATTCGCTGGGCTCGATCCATTCAAACCAGCTTGTTTCCTTGAGCCACAGGTGCGGGATCGGCGGCCGGACCATCTCATGGTCGATCCAGGGCCATGCCGCCCACCCATCGGCGCCATTGAGCGTGCATACCAGGTTGGGCATGGCGGTCATGTATTTGGCGAAATAATTGGCATCGGCGAACTTGGGCGCCTCGAACGAATAGAGATTGCCGATATGCTGCGTCGCCACGAACAAGGGCGTGAGCTGCGTACGCGCACCACCGAGACTATGGCCGTCAACATGGATCACGGTTGAGGCTGACATCGCGGCATGGATTTGGAGAAGCACCCATGCCCACAAATCAACCAAATCAGCATGAACGCCGCAGGTGACTCGGGAATTTGACGCCGCATCAACGACCATAGGAGTCAAATCGACATCCAGGAAGATATCTTCCAGCTTCCATGCTGATGCGCGGGTGCCAGCGATCGACACATAGATTTGACCGTCCTTCATGGACAATACGGCCTGACTACTTCCGTTTTGCCAGAGGCCTATCCAGGTATAGCCAAGATGTTCAAATACCGCTTTGGATTGGTCAGGATGAGTAAAGTAAGCGGCCGACGAGCGTTGCGCCGCCTCCACGATATCAGCCGTGATAAGTTTGAGGGACATATGGTGTGCATCCTTGAGAAGTCATGATAGAACCCGCCACGATGGCGCCTATGGCGACGCCAATTACAAAGGCGAGGGCTATGGCAATACGTTGCGTCGATGGCATGATGCGGTTCCCTTGATGAGTGTGGCCGCATCATGCCACGAATTTTTCGCGCGTGCTTAAGCGGATACTGCAGTGCCTTGAAGGATAGCGATGACCTCTTTCAGGTCTTCATCCAGCGAGCCGCCATCATTGCTAATCAAGGACGACAGCTTTTCGACGGCTTGTTGCCGCTTAAGCGCATCGCTTTCGATGATTTCGCCACGATCAGTGTTGATCTGAGCAAGACGATTGAATTGCGCCACCGAATGGTCATGTGCGTTCAGTTCGGCGGTTAGCTTCGCCTGCGCGTTAATCAGTGCGGCTTCCGCCTCCGCACGTTTGGCTTCGGCGAGCATCACTATATTATGCTGGTGATAGACCAATCCATGGATGAGCGCCCAATCGTGTTGGAGGCTGCCCGGTGTGTTGACCGTAGGTTCCTTGAAGAAGCAATCAAGGTGATACAAAGCGAGAGTGTAGTATTGTTCCAATTGCATAGTGCTATCTCCGAATGTCGTTTTTAATTTTAGAAAAAGCGTCTTTAAGCTTTTCATATTCTTTATCTGTTAAAGCAGATCCATGCTTATGAACAATTCCCCGTCCTTTGCATGTGGAGCAACGCGAACAATCGAAATACATATCGGGCGCAAACCAGCCTTTCCCGAAACAAGACGGACATTCTTTCAAATTGTTTTCTTCTAAAATAGTCATGACGATCATTGTAAATTCTTTCCATTGATTCGGTAATCAACCAAAATCGGCCAGTTCATTAAGAAATATCGGTGCATCGACCATGGGGTAGGCATGCTCGCGCGCTTCAAGCATCGTCATGGGGATAATTTCTCCCGCGTTCAGCGGCCATGCATTTAAATGATCGTCTTCGACCGACACAGGGAAATTAGGTGCCATGGTTTATTTATCGTTGATGATTCTGGCCGTGGTTCTGTTCGCATGCGCCGCTTTCAATGTCCGGTCGTCCATCCAGCTAGGATGGCTCGGGCTCATGATCCTGGCGATTGCGCTGTACCTGGGGATCGGGCATGGGATCGCTGACTAAACGCCAGCGCTCCGATGTCACCTGAGCGACGATATCACATAAGCGGGCCTGCTTCGCCGCGCCAGCGCCATTCAGCGCAACATCCAACTGTCGCACAAGCGTATCAATATCATCCCCATTGATCCAACGGCCGCCCTCACTTAGCTGTACCAGTTGATCAAGAGCCGATAGCTGACGCTGCATGGCATACACAAATTCCGTATGCTCGTGCAAACACTTCAACGCGTCATCAAGATCCCGTTGAGTCTTTTCGCCGCGGGCGATCTTCAAGCCGACTTCTTCGGCAATCGTGTGCCAGATGCGAGCTCGGCGAACGTGATAGACAAGTAGCTCATGCGCCGATTCGTGCTCGGGCGTGTTGTAGCGCGGCGGCTCAATCGTCAAGGGGATGTTCATGATTCCAATGTCCAATCGATATCGCCAGTGGCGATAAAATGGCGGATGGTTCGCGCGGCGATTTCGGGCGTGATGGAATTAAGCCCTCCACGGAAAGAACCTTTAACGCTGGATATTGATCCATCTATATAACCATTGCCAAAAAATAATCCATGCGCTTCTGAGAAATTAATGCCGAGAATTCGAATTGCATCTAGATGAATATCCCCCATGCATCGGCGCGATTTAATGGGACTTTCGCCTCTATGAGACCGTTCAAATTGAATTGCCGCGCCAGCAATGCAACAAGCGGTTTTACAGGCCCAATCTATGGAACGAACAGGCTCTATGGCATCTCTCATATTAAATTCAACGATGCCAGCGCGTTCAGGCGCTCCAGCTTCCAGCCATTCAGCTATTTCGATTAAGCGTTCGATATTCATGCCGAGGACTCCTTGTCTGTTATCGTCGTTACAATATAGGTATACGGCCGATCCTTGATCGGCGTTAGTCCGGCCTCCACCTTCTTTGCGAATTCCGTTATGCCTTCGCATATTTTGCGCGCTTGCAGTTGATGCGGATTTTCGGCGGGGTAAAAAAGCAACGCGTTTTCGTAAGCAACAATGCGTCGTGACAGCGCATCGATATGATCGTTGACGAGCTGCCGCTTTTCCCGCACGCGCTGTTCGCGCGCCTGGTCCGCTTGCAAAAGCGCAGCGGCCATGACGCCAAGCTGACGCGCCCACGCGTTCGCATTGATCTGATCGACGGATAGGTTCTGCCTTGCGGATGTTTCCATGGAGACATGCCTGTCCACATCAATTCGCAACGATGCAGCGGCAATGGTCAATGCTTCTTTGTAGGTCAGCGCCATCTCAAATTCTCGTCAATTCTGATAGGTGGGTTGAAACGTTCATGGCAAGCCTAACAGGCGGCCACGGCTGTGCGCAAGAGGTTACGGAATGATGTAGGGCTGCGCGGTCGGCGACAGCAAAGAAAACACGTAGATAACGCCAGACAGAACCGTACGCGATACCTCATACCGGCCCAGGGATAAAAGCGTGCTGGCCACATAGGAGGCTTCCGGGAAGGTGCCCAGCACTTCATAGCTGTTCGCATCGGCGATCCGGTAAAGCATAACCACCACCTTTTGTGTGCATAGGTTCTATAAAGACCTAGGGCTAGTATGGCATGAAAAGCTAGTCGACTCTTCGTGAAAGCCGCGATACAGTGGCGTCCCCGCCGCGTGAAGCTACCGCCCTGGGACTGTTCCAACCGCCCAACAGAACGAGACAAGAATGTCAATAACGCCCTCTTTCAAAGAGTCGATACTTAATGCTGAAAAGTTCCTCAAAGAGCTAGCCCGCGGCATCCCCGACGACCAGCGCGTCATGGTCGGGTATGCCGAAGAGGCCACCGTGCAGACCGATGAACACGGCAAAAAGAAGAACGGCGGATGGTTCCCGTTGGCCTGGAAGATCGGAAAACCGATCCAATGGCGCAAAAATTGCTATGTGTGCATCTCCAGCTCCATCAAGACGCCGAACTCGCGCGGTGAAATGCGCTATTGGCGCGGGGAGGCATCCTTCGGCGCCGGCCTCGCCCTCATGGTTGACGACATCGGCACCGGCCGCGGCAGCAAGGGCCAATTATCGGTCGGCGATCTCATTTCGACATTGCCGCCCACAGCTATCATCGAAACCAGCCCCGGCAATCATCAGGTGTGGTATTTCCTGGATCAGCCGGAATTCTCCATGCCACGCTTTAAGGCCTTCCTACGATGCTTCGTCGATACGGTTTTGAAGAAGGGCGGGGATGCGACCATACGCGATGTCTCACGTTATGGGCGTATGCCGTGCGGAATCAACAACAAGCGCGTGTCTCCGGACGGCCCCTACAAATACCCCAAGGACGGCGGCGAACCTCGCGACGGTCTCACCGACGATAACGTATTTCGCGTTTCCTTGAAGTGGTGGAAACGCAAGAACCGTTACAGCATCGATGACATCGCCAAAGCGTTTCAATTCGATGTTGTCATTCCTCCTCCCATCAAGCGCCGCGAACTGGAAGACCCTGGTGACGGGCAATTCGATCGGTACTATCTTGCTTTAGCCGAACGTATTTGCTCGCGCCTGCAGATGGGCGAAGGCGGCGGCGGCGTAGTCAGTCAGAACATGTCAGGGAAATATCGCATTCAATGCCCATGGGGACATCTGCATACGAATGGCGACCCGTTCGGCGCGTATTTCCGTGGCCCCATCCCCGGCGCCGAACATGACTATGTGTTTGGGTGTGCGCATGATACCTGCCGCCGCGAGCACAAACGAACATGGTCGACGTTTATCGACGACTTTTTGATGCCGCACATTTACGCGCGCATTGATCACATCAATCGGGCTAGCGCCAACTCTGACGATTCACTGGAACAGTGGATTGCATCTATCCATAAACAACAAGCAGCGGCGTAACAGGGCGGCGCACGTATGTCAACCATCCATGAAGATGAATCCGAAGAAGGCGCACCACATAATGAAAAACCACAAGAAGAAACCGTTCAAAATGACATAGACGATTTTATTGCGCCCGATCTGCAGCATCAGCTATGGGAAAAAGCCGGCAAGGACGAAGCCGCCTACCAATCGCTGGTAGCGACGGATATCCATGCCAAGCGCAAACGCATCGAAGATGGGCGCCAACAACTACGTGATGAACTGCCCGATCTTGTTGCGCGCGCTAAAGCGATTCAACGAACGTTTCCGCCTGACTTCCGTGATCTGAAAGTCATCAATGGTAATGGGCAGCAACAAATGACAGCGCCATTAGCCAGCGATCTCAACATCATGGATGCGTTTGACGTGTTGTTTGGGAATGGAAATGGACGTCCATACTTCGATACGTTTAAAGGTCTAAACGTTGGATGGAATGGGCACGTTATCGATGACGACTTCGATCTCACGCCGCTAGTCGAAGCAATACACGCGTTTAAGATCCCTTTACCAACATTCGAGCGCGTCGAAAAGCTGTTCAAACGCTATACGCGCCGCGTCAAGATCAATTCGTTGATCGAGCGTATGAAAGTGATGGTGCCGGAATGGGACCGCATCCCGCGCATGGAAAGTCTGATGATCAGACTATTCCAGTCGTTCGATACCGAATTGAATCGCCAGTTCGGCCGCTACTTCTGGCTATCGGTTTACAACCGCGCCATGTATCCAGGATGCAATGCACCGATGGTACTAGCATTGTTCGGCACGCAAGGCACCGGCAAAAGCTATTTCGGAAAACTCATCTGCGAGGAGATGGTAGGAAGTCCCGAAGCGGATTCCACGCCGCTGGATTGGACCAAGGACTTTAACGATTTTCTGCGGCAGATCACTGGGCAATCGGTCGTGGCGAACGTGGCCGAAATGGCGGGCTTCACGCGCGCAGAACTGACCAAGATCAAGGCCATGACAACGCGCACCATGGACATCATGAATTACAAGTGGGAGCGCGATGTCAAGCAAATGCGGCAGTGGATCATGCTCATGGATGGCAACGAATACGCGGGCCTGCAGCGCGATGAAACCGGCAATCGAAGGTTTTATCCCATGTTCGTCGGGCAATTGCCATTCGATGCGCAGGGCCAAGTGCAGTGGCGCGAGGATTTTTATATCGATTATTCGGACTTCCGCCGCGACTTCTGGCAAGTCATGGCAGAGGCCGCCCAATGGATGGAAAAGGAAGGCATGGCGGGGTATCAGCGCCTCGTAGCCGATACGGAAAGGAAAGTCAAGGCTTTCAGCGCCGAAGAAATGCGCAACGACCGCGGCACTATTCGCGATGATGACCTGGACATGTATATCCCGGCCGCCATGGCGATTGTGCAGCCGTTGTTTCCAAAGGAGTTGCGGGAAGAAAGCGCCAATCATGCGGGCCGTGTCACGAACAAAAGAGGAACGATTTTGCTGTTCAGTGAAGTGCGTGATGCCGTCATTCGTGCGGCCGGTCGAAATCTTCGTGTCGTGCCATCGCATTTGCGACCAAAACTGACGGCGATGGGGGCGACGATTGAACGGTATGCGGATCAACGCGCATTCGTCTTTGAATCGATCAAGTCACAAAATGATTGGGATCGATACATGATTTCGATGTATGCAGATATCTATACTTTTTACAAGAAAAAGTATGCGAATGGAGGCGATCCGGAGGCGTTCTAGGGGGAATTGACGTATGAAATTTGATTGACGTACGAGATTTAGGGGGGGCAAAGCGGCCCATACGTCAATTGCATACGTCAATTATTTCGTTTTGAATCAAATGGTTAATTCTAATTGACGTACGGATGCACGACTTTTTTAAATTTCTAGAGTTGCGTGCGTGCGCCCGTCCGCGGGATGTGCGCGATCACAGGGGAAAATTTTCATACGTTAATTGTTTTCATACGTCAATTAGACTTAAGAATTTGATTTAATTGAAAAATAATTGACGTACGGAATTAACGCATGGCTTGTGGATAACTTTTTCTTCGTACGTTAAACCATCTTAAATTCATGATTTTTATGAAGAAACCTGTCATACGTCAATTATCCAGCCTCGCGGCAGTCGCCTATGGCCGGCGCGGCCTCCGCTCTGGCCATCACCGCGGCAATACGAACCGCCCAGAACGCGCCAGGAGGGGCGCGGAGGCCGTCACCCCGCTACCCACGTACGTCTGACTCGCCAGAGCGCGCCTGTAGGCCCAACCACGCGGCCTCAGCCCCATTCCAAACCGTCACCTGACCATGCCAGAATCACCACGCGGCGATAATGACCGCTCAGAACCCACCGAGAACCAGGAGAACGCAATGGCCACATCACGCAAGATTAGTGCAGCTCAAAAATCGCCTAAAATTGATGTGAAAGAAATTCCCGAATTCTACGAATGCTTGCCAGATCAATTTGCAGGAACAATCCGGGTCTTCCCATCCGAAACGAGATGGAACGGAAGAAGAAGTTCGAGTCTTCGTTTTTGTCGAGTCGAGCCATTAACGCAATCCGGTGTTAATTACGTTCCAAATATTTATATCCTCGCGAAAGGTTTTGTTCGCGAATTACGCTATTTTACTATCAAAGAACGCAAAGCATTAGCCAATGCATTAGGCGTTGATTTGAAAACGGTTGAATCTAAATATCTCGCCGTTAAAGCGAAAGACGAAAAAGAAGATCTCGAATATAAAATCCATGAATTGCGTCGCCAAGCTGAGCGACTCGGTTATAACATTCGCAAACTAAATCTGAAAGAAAAAGCAGCCATTGCGAATAAAAAGGACGGTCGATGATATGCCACGCCCTTATCAAAGCAAGAAACAAGGGCGAAATAGTCCAAAAGTAAAACGCGAGCGCTATAAACGTCGGATGAAACGCCGACGTGAGCGCATGACCGAAGAAGGATTTTATGATCATCATCGAAAAGAGGTAGGTTATGACGAAGAAGCATAAAAACAGGAAGGAATACGCCAAGCAAAAACGACTTGCGTGTCAAGCGCGTAATCGTGCCGAAATTCAACGAGCTGCCAAAGCGCGCGAGGACTATCTCGCTAGGCAGGCATTCGAACAGATCAAGCGAATGTACGACGAAAATCCGGTAAACGTACAAATGCTGTGCGATAACGGTATCGTTTCTAAAGAAATATGTGATCAATTGCAGATCGTTCGATCAGCAGAAACGTTCGCGGCGAGCGCTACAGACAAATCGCCTGAAGACATCATCGACGGCATCAAAACAACGATCAATGCGATGAAGCAGGCTGGTATACCGATCAATGACGAGCTTAAGGCGGATATCGAAAGGATTCGCGATGAGCATGGCATTGATGTGCTTAATACCGATATGGTTTGGATTGACGAAATGAAAGACTTGAACTTTTAATCAAGCAGAGGTGAATAACCATGTTCAAACAAAATCCATTAGCTCAACAGATCGGCTACAGCATCAGCATGCAACAGCCATCGCAATCGCGCACGATCCATTTCGACAATGCCGGCATCAACATCGATCGCAGTGAAAAAGCGATTAAGGCGGTCCGCGTCCTGACTTATGACGTCTTCAGCGGCGATGTCTATCTCTGCACCTTCCAGGGCGCCGAATCGACCGTGACCGGGCCGATGGAAGGCGCGGCGAAGTTCCACATGCACCAAGCCATGCTGGCCGAGCATCGAAAGTTGAATGCCGATCAGTTATCGGCGCACGCCTCGCGCGGCAATCCCTATGCAATCCATGAGCAATCGGTGCGTGCCAACGATGGTGACTTGCTCAAGGCCGAACCGCCGCCGCATTACGAAGACATTCGCTTTGTCCTGAAGGGAGCCGCATCATGAAACTGTCTGATTTTGAAAATCTTAATAAATTGGTATTAATTAGAAATGGGTTGAAAGAGAAAATCGACATCGTTTCAAATAATGGAAAGTACCCCAATGGACTCGGTGTGACAATTCAGGGAAGTTATCAAGACAGTTATATATTGGACGTGGTTCGTCCTGTTGTTCTCGATCAGTTGAACGAACGACTTAGATTAGTTGATGAACAAATCATTGCACTGGGGGTAAACGTGTCATGAGATTTCAGTTAGGCGAACTGGCAATACTTGTGAGCGCGCGAAATAAAATACAAGCAAATCATTTAAACATGATTTGTAAAGTTTCTCTTTTAGGGCCGATTATCCCAGTCAAAGGATTTGTCGATGTAAGTGGAAATGAATTAATTTTTGATCGTCATGGGGATTATCTCGTTTGGTTTCCTCACGACCATATGGGAGATGTTGTTTTTGATTATCAGCTGAAAAAGATCGGAGACCCTGACCGACCCGAAGACATTCAACAAAGCGAGGAAATGACGGTATGAACAAAATGTTCGAATTAATTACGCCAGCCACCGACTTGGACGATTATCCGGTGTATATCGTCGGCCAAATCCGTGCGATTGCTGACCCTATTGAAGGATGGGAAACGCCGTCAGAAATTTGGGAATTCGTCGGTGTTTTCGGTTCGAAAGAACAAGCTGAAAATGCGTGTCGCGATTACACCTATTTCGTGATGGGGCCGATGGGCATTGGCCGCGCGTTTCCGCATGAAACGATGAGTCTTGATACGGTGCCGGCTTGGTATCCAATCACTCGTAAACCGTCCGATCCGCTATTGCCTGGCGAATCGAAATGGAGTGTCGAGCCCATCACGGCCAATACGTAAATTCGACAAAATAACAAGGCGGCCTTATGATCGCGCTGACGCCCATTAAGCGACCCTGATCGATTTAACGCATGGCCGAAGAATACGACGCGCTGCCGCCTTCCGAATTCGGTCGATACGAATTTGCGGTCGATAACCGGCCGCATTATGACAATTATGTCGAATACCGGTTGCATGGCGTGGATAAGACGACTGCGTTTCGCAAGTCGTTTCCGCGAATGTATTGGGATGACTATCGAAAAACGCCGACTTATGCTGATGAGGTTGAGTTCAATCTCTATACCGTTCGTCGGCTCGCTCAGCGTGTATCGGAAATCGAACCATCGCAGCTTTGGAATCCGAAAATCGCTATGCACGAAATGCTTTCTGTTGTGCGCGACCCGACTGCGCAGACGTCCGCTAAAGTGCGGGCCATGGAAAGCTTGAACCTGTTGTCTGGCATTACCTTCGTCGACGATAAGGGCAAAACACGTCTTGGCTCGTCGCTGGACGACTTCTATCGCGATCAGCGTGAGCAGGATCAGTTACGGGAGGCGGACCAGGGCACCGACTCCGATGACGTACCTTCGGCCCCAACCACTGAAACGAACGAGGAAACTACCTCATGAAACACATGCGAATGTTGTTGACCTTTCTGACGGTCGCTTGTTTGTGTATCGCCTGCTTCGGGCTGGACGGGTGTGCCACGTCGCAGCCAAAAGGCAATCAGCCATCCGCCACTGCGCCGGCAACCTCTGGAGTTGGCAGCGCACAAAATCTGTCGGTGCAGCAGATCGTCAAGATTGCATGCCCGCCCATGCAAGCCGCCTCGCAACAGTTCGCGGCAATCGCCGGCACTATGGCTTTGACCAATCCCAGCTATGCCAAAGTGCAGCGGGATCTTTTGAAGTCGCAGCCGGTCATCGCGGCAGTCTGCGCGGCGAATGCCACCCTTTCCTTTGCCAATCTGCAGAACTTGGCCGCCACCGCATTGCCAGCGCTTGCTGACATCGCCGGCACCGTGAACCTGGCTCCTGCGCAAATGCAAGCCGTCCAAGCGGGATTGCTGGCAGCACAGGTAGCGCTAGGCGTGGCGGATGTCGTGGAGGCCAACATCGCGGCAGCCAAGGACGGTCAGCAAGCGCCGCCCCCTCCTGTTCCGTCTGTGCCGGCTAGTGCGTCAACCGTTGTGGCGCCGGCAACCGCGGCTAAGTAACAATTCCCGTTTCCCCTTTGGCGTCGGTTTGGTAACGGGCCAATCCGGCGCCCTTTTTTGCGCGCTGCATAAGCAAGTTGGCAGGGCCGCCAGGATTCGAACCTGGGAATGTCGCAGTCAAAGTGCGATGCGTTAAGCCTCTTCGCCACAGCCCCGCGTAAAAGTTTTAAGATGACCCCGGCATCTTTCGATGGCGGTTATTATCTAGCGGGCCATCATCGCCAAGCGATGCCTCCCGTTCGACTTGGTTCCAGCTTCGGGATTCGCCTCTTTCCTCAGAATGCATTCTGAGCCGAACCGGAGCCATCTGAAAACGATCAAGGGTCACCCCTCAGCCTGCGTACCCTCCTGGCCCACGCGCAGTTTCTACCAGGAGCTTTAGGGTAGGTCGAACCACTATTCTGGGCGAACCACTGAGGGATGACCCTTGATGATTCTCTTTAAACGGTATTCCCCATCCCAGCTATCAACGGCGCTACCCGTTATCCGCTTTTGCATGTGGCGGTACAACTTCGCTGGGATGGGTTGCCTACGGAACCGCTTAACCGATTGTCAGTCATGCCGCAGACGCGCACCGCGACAGACTCAAGGCTAGAAGTATCTTACTTCAATTTTGCGATTATGTTTTTATACCTACATCATAAATTATCATCGAAGGAATGGATTCGCGCTTGCGCTTCGTCATCTCGTCATCGCTGAGTTTATGCAGCTTCTTATCCTCTTTCATCTTTCGATAAGTGACGACTTGCCGCGGCGTGAAATCCATCGTTCCTGGCGTGACTTCGCCGTTTCGAAAATTGGTGATTGGTCCGCTGACCTGCAAGCCAAGTGATCGGATGTACTGAACCATGGCCAGGAGCCGCGTATCGCTGGGGCGTTTCATGATGGGGACCATTACCTTCACTCCTTCAATTGCTCAAGCAAATGATCGAGCGCCAACCATTCGGGATAGTCACGCAGATCGCCGGCCATCTCTTTGGTAATGATGGCTTCCAATTTGTCGTTGGACTTTTTTGCAGCGTCGACCAGACGCGGCAACATCTCGATCGTCGCATCCAGGATCGCGGCCGTTTTGGGCGAACCATTGCGTTCCAATGGCCCTTGTGCCGATCGTAACGCTATCAGCATGAGGCTTAGAGGGATGGGGTTATCGTTCATAGCGCATAGCCCTTTCGATTTCACCAATAAGATCGGCTGACATTTCGCACCGATAGCCAATGTCGATGGCGCTTTGCCCTTCTATGACGAGCTTGACAAGATCTTTCAAACTGAACATAAGATCCTCTCGCTGCTGCTTGAGCTTTGCAATGTTCTCAAGCAACGCCGCTGCGAGCGACGCCGGGTCTTGGCGCTCGATGTAATCGCCGTTTTCATGCTCTGACATGGAGCCTGGATAGGCTGACCGGTGGGCGATGATGTGAATAGGGTCGCTCACGCAACAATCCTCTTGTCAATGGTTTCGAGCATGGCCTCATAGCCATGGATGGCTGCCTTGTGGGCATCGTCGTTGGCATGATGAGCAATCAGCGTGACGTCAAGCAGATGGAGCGACAGGCCGCGTTTGGCGAACCTGGCGCCCATATCGGCGGTGTCGAAGGGGTTTTGAAAGTCCGTGGCGTGGTGAGTGCGCATGGCGTCAGAACTCCGGGTTGCGCTCGTCGTGAATGCCACGAACAAGGCTCCACGTTCCGCCTTGACGAATCCACGAAGAAGTAAGTTTGCGGCGATAGTACTTAATGCCGCCGACTGTGATGATTTTGTAATCTTTGCCGACTTTTTCGACTTTACCGGCCGGATAATAGTCGCCATTGAATCCATAACTGGCATCCTCACCCACAATCGGAGGTTGACAGATTCCGAACCGTGGAGACCATGCCGGTCCGAAGTCGCAGGGCAAAAAGGTATGGCCAGGATGATCTTTCATGGCTTGTTCTGCCAATGATTGAGCCTGTTTGAAAGAACAGATCTTCCAGAAATCGTATTCGCGTCGAAGGTCGATGGATGGCTTGTTCATGGCATTCTGGCCTGTTTCTAAGGGTTGGTGAGCGTATCCTAACGGGTACGGATCAGGAATGCAACCCCCTTTTTCAGGCGGAGGTTATCACTTCCGACTGCCAGACCCACAAGGCATAGGCCGCCGTGGCGATTTTGGCTTCATGGGCCGGCGCAAAGGATGACAGAAGGGCGCGCATATAGCGTTCGGCCTTGATCACATCGACGTGTTTACTGAGCCCTTCCAGACGACCGCCATTGAAAAATAGGTCTTGCACTTGTTTTTCCAAATGACTGGGAATCTTTGGCAGAGCATGCCGATGGAAATAGTGTTTTCCTTGAAGACCGAATGCACATTCCGGATCGGATACGACAGGGATCGGCCAGAAGGTCAGGCCATTGCATACAGCTTGGGGTCGATTCGGCACGTCGATCTCCAGTGAGTTATGGTTGGCGAGTGTATCCTAGTGTATACTGTCCGATGATGCAACCCCCTCAATCGTCGTTCAGTTCACCTAACGCATCCGCCGCCATGCCTGCGGCGATCTGACGATAATCGTCAGCCTCTTTGGCCTCACTTTCGGTGGTTACGAAACGGCAATCCGTGATCTCTTCGTAACCAGGGCCGCAGCCTTCGTCGTCGATCATGATACGCATATAGCGCGTACCGTCTTGTGTAATAGCACGCTTCATGGCGCGCTCCAAGGAATTATTGCGTAGATGATCTTTAGCATACAAGGGAAAGTAAACAACTTGTTGTGTCATGACCAATGCCCTATGCAGAAAACGACGGCGAGCAGTATGAAAAGCGCGCCAAACACAAATTCTGTAAAACCGCCGTCGCGCGATAAGCGACGAGTGCCAGTATTCGATGCGACCAAGAACAGAATGGCTAGAATGATGAAGACAATCGGCGTGGTGTACCATGGAAGATGGACGGTCATGTCTTACCCTTCGGCGACGGTGTGGCGGCGAGCATTCTGGAATAGGCGGCAATTTCCTCGGCCATCTTGCTCGGGTTTAGGTTTCGGAAATTCGTACCGCTGAAATGATTGAGCATTTCATCTGTCGGCTCAATCGGTACCAACTTCCAGCCTGCCGGCACGCTCACCTGCGCAGCCTCAGCCTTTAGTGCTCGCTCTTGCCAGTAGTTGATGGCGTTGTGCATGGTGCTGTCGCCTGCTGCGATGGCTTGTTCGGCTTCAGCCTCATTGGCAAGATCGCGTAGCATGTCGGCGCTGATCTTGTCCTCATCTTCACCGTGCCGGCGATATTTGGCTTCGAGCCAGTCAGCCATCTCCTGCATGGCTTGTGGGGTGTGTTTGGTCATTTCAATCCCCCAAGCTTTTCGCATTCAGCGCAATAACGCTCCTTCAAATGGCCATTATAATGACCCCATGCTTTAATCGGGATGCTTGTAGGCATTGTCCTTCTTCCGCACAGCGATCTCTCGGAATGCTTTGCAGTCGAAAGATGATAGAAGTAAACACCGCTTATGCCCTCTGAGATCTTCAAATTCTCGTCCAAAGCATGAATGTGCTTGTTCATTTCGGCGGCTCCGGTATGGGCATCCAGTGGGTAAGGTTATGCACATGCCATCCCTCTTCTTGTACCTCCCACTCGCCATAAAAAGAATCGAACCGAACAAACTTTGGAATCGATCCGTATTTCCGCCATGCGAGTATGACAGTACCATCCTTCGGCGCCGTCTCGATGGGTTGCCATTCACTCATGACCTTTCTCAGATATCGCTGCTTCGAGGGCGGCGCGCAGTTGCCCGCGTTGGATTTCTTTGTGTCTGTTCTGATACTGAGACCATTTCCATCCGCGTGAGATTGCATACGCTTCACACGCGCGTTCCACCATCTCGTCCGTCACATCCACGCGGGGATGGGGTGGGGCGGTGTAGAGCGGTACAAGGTGATACATGCCAGGATGAAGCTGATCATTGATCCACTGATTCATTTCAGTGCGCGCTGCTTCTCCGCCATTGCCGTCATCGCATGAATAGGCGCGCTGAATGTCGCCTTCCTCATCGATGGCGGCCCAATGAGATGGCTTCACCACCGCCTCACCCTCGCGCTGCGCCGAATGGCTCAGATTGTCGACGTGTAGGAACTCGATGCCTTCCACCGGCGGGATGTGATCGGCGTTTCCAATTGGCAGTGACTTGCGCTGCGCGGATAGGTGGGCGTCGATGGAAGCCGCCAGCTTGCGCAACGGGATGCCATCCATAAGGATGTATCCGTCGCTGAACTTTTGTAGTGAATCCCGTACCTGTTCTAACGTCATCGTCTTTTTCGTCGTGTCAGTCATGGCTAGCCTCTGTGATTTTCTTTCCGCAGTAAGGACAATAGTCGAAGTGATTTTCTGAAGGCGTGCCAGACACGAACTGGAATAGGTTGGAGCAACCGGTTTCCCACCAGCCGTTTTCGTTTTCGAACCACCAACAAGCATCGGCGCTCATGTTTTCCTCAAGTCGATCATCTGTAATATCGCACTCGACGAATGCGCTATGGCCGATAATCACTTTACTTCGGGGATCTCCATATCTTCGTCACCAGTGATCCATTTCCCCGTTTCGGTATCTATCACGTACCATTCGTCTCCTATGGCGAAATCTCGCGCCGTCTTTTCGTCATTCGTTCCTTTTACGCAGCCGTCAAAAAGATCAACGATATAATAGCGGTATTTCATATATTCCTCTCGTTGTTGGTCGGACCGCCCGTGCATGCCCTCGAGGATGGCAAAGGCATGCACGGGCGGTCAGGCTTCGATCATTACGCCATCGCCCGTAACGCTGAGCATTGAGCCATCATCGAAGCGATAGAGCGTTCCGCCATGCGCGAGCTTCCACGAATGCGAACATTGTTCCCGAGCTTCTTTGCGGGCAAGGTTGGACGTCCGGCTATCGCGGAAGATGCGAGCGGCCAGTGAGATATAGTCGTCGGAATCCATATGATTCATCTTCATTTCCTCAATGAACGAGGGCGAGTTTCACGGCCGGTACCCATATTTGGATGCGATGGCAACCTCACCTGGCGTTAATTTTCGCTGCTTCGCCCAACGTTCCGCACATTTCCGTATCTCCATTCCACTGATGGCCTTGACCATGATGCGTTCATGCTGAGTATGGCAAGCCTCCAAGTCTTCTTTCATACGGTCTTCAAGCTGATGGATTTTCCAGGGTGTCATTTCATTTCCTCAGTAGGTGGGCTGGCGGTCAGATTGCGTCACGTTTGGCTTTCACCGCAGCGATATATTCAGGCTTGTTTTGCGGAGTCTCGCGCAAGTGAAAATCGTCAGTGCACAGCTCTATTTCGCCTTCAAACTGCATTGCTGGGTGCCTATGAGGCGCATCGCTTCCGCAGGTTTTGCATTTATAGATCATCTTCATTTCCTCAATGTTGGCCGTGGAGGGTTTGTCACATCTCAATCGGTTTCTTGCGAACTTGGTTACGCCAAAATGCCAGCTCACCGCGCAGCATTTGGCCTACTTCCGAATTAGCCTTGAAGCGTTTGATTGTCGCTTGCAAATTTTCGATGTAAGCGCGAGCGTACGCAGTGCCCTCGCGCTTGAATACTTCGCGGCCTTCGCGGATTCCCTCAAGATAAGCTTGCGTAACTTCGTTCATGGGCTTCAGTCTCAATGCTGGCTATCTGTGGCCGTTGAATTCATCAGTAAAGGCGGCTTCGACGCCAAGGAGCCTGACGAGATTGAGCACGGTTTTCTCGCACTTTTCGCGCGTGGTTTCCTTGCTCCATCGCTGTTCAAAGCCTCTGCCGTCTATCCATACCCATCCTCCCCAAACTTGGGCGGCATAGCCGGGGACGTCGTCGATTGATTCGATTTTGATAGTCATGGTATTGACTCGATAGAGGCCGTCCGTGGCCGTGGGTGATTAGACTTCCTCGGCGAACCGTACGAATCGCCCGTGAGCATCGAACTCGCCGTCGATCATCAGATCAAATAGTTCAGCTTCAGCTTCGGCCAAGCATTCGAGCTCTACTTCGTGGCTCATGCGACCATTCGGATAACGGCGATTATCCTCGGCCAGATGGCGCTTGCAGTTGTCGATGCGGTCTTTCAGGAATTCGGAGCGTGTCATGGGTTTGGTCTCAATGCTGGCCGTCCGTGGCCGTAGATAATAGTCAGATTAGACCGCGATTTTGATCGGTGCGGCTATCACATCGCGGCCTGCACGCTTCAGGCGCTTGACGATGCGCATTGCGCGAGCACGATCAATTACCCGTCCGCCAAAAATCACTTTGCTGTAACAACTACCATTGATGCCATATTCGCGGATGCTGTAGAGCGTCTTGGTCTTCATGTCTGCGTCTACCGTGGCCGTGGGTGGATTTATTTGATGTAGTACCGCTCGATGCCCATGTCGTCAGTGAGCACGCGGACAAAGCCGCTCATCGCGCCCCATCCGATGACGACGGTGCGACGGTCGCCTACGTACAGCTCGCGGCCGCATTTGTCGGCGTAGGTATTGCTGCCAGGTACGCGCTCCACGCGGGCCAGCTCCAGGGTTCCATCGTCGTTAATTGCAAGTGCGTCGATCATGGCTATTCTCTTGGGTTCTGTGTCCTAGTGGATACAGGCTACCACGGATTTCCGGTCTGTCAACAACTATTTTGCGTCGACCGCCCGCGGCACCGTCACTGTAAATTTGTGCTTCGCATCATGCGGCTTGTCGGCCGGCGCAATGGCCTTCCCCGCGGCAGACATGGCCGCTAGGCGGACCTTGAGTCGTATGGCCTCGCCGCGCACTGTCAAATCGTGTAGGACGAGGCCGCGCGTGCGCTCCTTGAGCAATAGGCGTCGTTGGGCCGGGAGCAGCTCACGCGTCCAGGGGATCGGGCACAGGAGGCCAATGGCGTTTTGCACGCGGACCATTTGCCGCATGAAATCAGCGTTTTTGGCGTGATCGGGGGCGAGTGCGGTCATGATCATTCTTCCTCGTCATGACGCGTATCGCGCTCGGTCAATAGCACATCATCGCCAGGCTTGTAATGTGAGCTTGCCTGGCGCATGGCATCGGCAAATCCTTTGGCCTTGATAAACGCTCTGAACTGTCCGTTGACACGAAGGGTATAGGTTCTCATCGCTTGCAATGTCCTATATAAAAGTTTCGGACTTGGCCAGTCGGTCACGAAGACGGAAACCAAGCAGTGGCCAAATTTTGGCGATGGCGTTCTGCCGAGCAATTTTCTGACCAAGTTCAAAATTGAAATTTTCGGAACTGGCACAGGCCGATTCACCGGAAACAGTGAACCCGTTTTTCAAAACTAGTAAACAGAAAATAATACGGTTGAACGATTCGAATTGCGGACATCCAGCTGTCGCTTTAGCCGCAGTGAAGAAATATTCGCCAACGATTTCGGCTTCGATATCGGTCGAAGTAATGCGCGGCGCAGTAAGACCTTTGTCTTGGATTTCTTGCTCGATTGTTTGATCGTTGTTCATTTCGAATCCTTCATTGATAGTTTAAGTAAGGGACGGAAACTCATCGCTTGCAATGTCCAATGTCGAAGGCGTCCCACGACCCAACGAAATCCGTCAGCGCGGCGGCCTTGTGAGGATTGTCCCCGTATTTGGGTGGATACTTGACGGAAGAATACAACCAATCGGGGCGGTTGGTGATGGGGTTGTGGAAAAACTGCCGATGGATCTTGTTGGATTTTCGAAGTTCGTCTAGATGCCGGCGAAGGTCGGAACGATTGACGAACAGTTCGTTAGATAGCTGCTGCGTTGTCTTTTCAACGTGTCGCAATGACGAAAGAATGCGTTCAGAGCAAATTGGTTTCATTGGTGTCAAGCGTTTCTTTTCCATAGGGGTTATAGCCCCAAATCAAACGGAAAATGACAATGACCAGGAAAAACACAAGTGCTCCTAGAAAGAACCCGAAGGCGCCAAGCAATAAAATAAAAACGCGCGGCGCAAAGAAAATCAACGAGAACATCATGGCGCACAGCACATAGACGAGAATCTTCACGATTGTTGCTCCGGATTTCCAGGAGGTGGCGAATCAAAATGAAGTGCGCTTTTTGCCGCCTGTTTGGCACGTATCTTTTCCATGTTTTCGGGGCGCATGATGCGCTCCAGTTCACGATTTCCTTCGTCATGCATGGATAGGCCGGCCACATGACAAAACCCGGCAAGTGTGATCATGACACCACCAACCTCTTGCGCGGGCTCACCTATAGGACGGTTGTAAACATAATCCACTAACGTGGCCACGCGAGACGGATCGTAACCATGTGCTTGCAGGAGTTCCAACACTTCTTCAAGCAGGCGATCGCCGCGTTCGGTAATGTTTTGATACAGCTTTGGGCGAAAGCATTCGCTCATCCATGCCGCGACGGCTTCTTGGAAGCAGCTGTCGCGCAAGCCTTTCGCATAGCCTTGCTCTTCCGCTCGGCGCAGTTCAGTTTGGTGTTTCGACTGAAGGCCATAGATTTCGCGGTGCAGATCAGAGTCTTCATCGCGATAACGTTGGTTTTCGGATTCAGCGCGACGATATTCGACGATATCAATTTGGCATGCCGGCTTGTGATGAATGGCAGTGCCGAAATGCAGTGCCGCTTGATCGGTGTCCGTAAACACTTCACCACAAAGAAAACAACGCCATTCGATCACGGCAGCAGCTCCTTGACAACGTGTTGGACGATCGAACCGGACACAATGGTCACCGATATTTCTTTGTCGGTGCGAGCCAAAAATGTTTCGGCAAGATCGCGTTGATGTTGCATGAACTTGCGTGCCTCGGCAATGGCTTCGGCGCGAGTTTTGCGGCCATTGCAAAGGTATACGTCATCGACTCTTGTAAAGATGTCAGCCATGGTTTTCTCTACTAGGATTTTTCGTAAACGCGATTAACAATCCATCCGAATTTGTCGGAGATTTCTTCTGCCGCGCTGCAAGCCTGTGAATAACGCATCGACAAGATCGGAATGGAGATTATCGCTTCACTTTTTGGCAAAATAAATTCGGCCAAAAATTCACTTGGCATAACGTTTTCGCTTGTCTTGACATTAACCATCACTTCGGCTCCGACACGCGCACGCCCTTATTTTCCAGCAACGTCACAATGGCCTGCCGGCGTTGTTTCAGGATATCGAGAACTTCACTCCATTCGATAGCAATGCCGTCATGGCAAGTAATGGTGACGCGTTCGGTTTCGTCGATGCCGGAAAAGGCTTGGATATCGATTTGTGCCTTGACATATTTCTCGCACAAATCGCGCAACTCGGCGACGGCTTCAACGCTGCGGACCATGATGCCGGTAGTGGGTTGTTCGACGTTCATAATACATTCTCGTTGGTTCTTGAGTGATGGGCCGAGCGTCGGCCGCCCGGCCGTCCTTGGTCAGTCTAAGCTCATCAGTGCGCGGCGCGCAACTCCGATGCCGTGGGTGTGTGCTCGGTAGCCCAGGCGTCGCATTGCGCATCCGACAGTCGGCGTTCCGCACGGCAAACATCCACATTCATCTCGTGGATTTCGGCAAGCTCGCCGTTGATGGCTTGTCCCTCAAATCCAGGATGGTTTTTCGCCAGCGCCTCCAGGGCGAACGCCAGGCGATCACGGTAATCAGCTGATCGCAGGTTGTAACACTGCTGATCGCCATGGCCATGGCCGGCTACGATGGCAGCGCCAAAGGCCGCGGCACCGACTTGGGACGTCGAATCGCAATTGTCCTGGGCCGCGCTGGAAGCGTAGCCGCCGACCATCAAATCCGGCGATACGCCGCTGACGTGTTGGCTGGAATGGGTATTCGCTGGGACGTTGGTAACGGGCGCATAGGTGAGCGCTGATTGCGCGCCGGCCGTCTGCGACTGGTGCGGGGATGCGTTGGCCATGCTGCTGGATTGACTGCCGGAAATGGCGCCAGTCTGCTGCGCCTGGGCAATGCCGGAAAGGAGGAAAAGCCCTACAGCGAAAAGAACGGTCTTCATGGTAGTATTACCCCTGGTTGGGTAGGTGAGTGGTCCTGCCAAAAGGGGCGCCGGTCATCTGGCGCCCCTTTTTCATGGGTGCTGCGTTACGAGATCCTTACAGACCGCCCCAGCCGCTAAGGGTGCCGAAGCCGCCTGTGGACCCGGACAAACCCCAGCTGCCCGCCGATGCGCCACCCGACGCCTTACCGCCGCCGGTCTGCCGCGATACCACCGATGCGCCGGATTGGCTCTGAAAGCCCGATTGCTGATCGACACCCCCATGGCCGAACGTACCGCCGGCAACGGCTTCGCCGGTCGTGATGGATTGACTCATGACGCTTGCGGACCCGTTGCCGGTGCTGCTGACGCTGGCGCTGCTGGAGCCCTGGGAAAACGTGGCCGCGCCGGACAGTTGACCGCCTACGGAAACGCCGGAACCGCCGCCGGAATGGTCGTGGGCGGCGGCGGGCGTGGAGACGAGGAAGGAAACGAGCATGGCCACGATCAAGGCCAACAGCAAATGAAAACGCGACTTCATGATAAACACCTCACTGTGATTGGGAGAAAGCCGCTTACGGATACGGCGATCCAGACGGCATGCCTGGACCCGAAAACATGAAACCGATGGAGCAATTATTCTGGAGTGATTCTGAACGTAGGGCGTATCCTAACGTTTACTTTCGGCCGACGCAATAGCAAATTTCAAATCAAGTGCGGTCACTATTTTGGCGATGGTTTCAAAGCGCGGTTGGGCGCCAGGTCGAAAAGGCTTGTAAAGCGCCTCGCGCTGCAATCCGGTGCGTCGCGCAATCTCGCTCATGCCGACCTTGCGGCATTCGTCTGAAAGAATCTGAAGAAAGGCCGACTGATCGTCATTCATCAGGGCTTTGTTGATATCGCGGATTTGCATTGCGGTGGTCATAGTCTAATTGTCCAGATCAATAATGCGAGTACACCAACCAACCTTAGCATTTTCTTGTAGCCAAGAATCGGCCTTCTCCACCGACTCAAAAACTCGATTGTCGCCGTACTCATCGACAAGAATGCTCGCTAATTCTTCGTCATCAACATTCATCAAGATAATTGCGCTCATATCGTTTGCCCTGTAAGGAAATGCTGCGTTTCGATGTACTTTAGCAGCTTATTCAAGGCTGCTGTTTCCATATCCCATGCTTTGCGCGATCCAACACCGGTCTTTTGACTGATTGCGGCATAGCTGTAACCCTGCGCACGCAATTGGATGATTTCCGTTTCCTTCTGCGTTAACGTTGGCAATGCGAAGGCCGCATTGTGACGTTTGCGCTGGCGATAGGTGGGCGCGACGGTCACGAAACGACCCATCCTTTTGATTGTTCAATTAGCGCATGAAACGTCTTGATCGTCCGCGGCAGCATGGATTTTTCGTTGTCCTTGAGCCACGTCTCAAGCACTTCATGCGGCGGGATTTTTCGTGGCGGCGCATAACTTGTTTTGTACGATGATGACGCGCTGACGTTGGCGTAATACGCGCTGCCGCCGAGATAGACGGTCATGCCTCGCTTTACCAGCGCATTCAATTCGTCCTGAGTCTTTGCGATGACTTTTCCTTTGTAATGTGCCTGGAAATGGCGATAGCATGCCTCTTTGATCACGTCTTCAGACGAATATTCCGCCCAACTCAAATCGGCAATATTGTCGTGAATGAGTTGGGCAATTTTGTCGTGCTGACCGGTGGCGAACCAAATATCCTTGGTTGCAATTTTCAAGTCCCAATTGTTCACCGTCTTACGATCACGCTCCAATTGAATGTAACGCGGATCGAAGTTGTAACCATACTTCATTTCAGTATCGCAGATGAACAAACCACCGACGTAAAGTTTGCCAGGGCGCGAAGGCAAGATTTCGCCTCGTGACGTTTTGATTTTGTCAGTCTGATCCGGCTGCATGAATAGACACGAATCGATCACGGCCTGTTGCTCTTCTTCCGTCATATCGCCGATGGCGAATTCGAGCGCATCAGTCTGATCGATCTCATCTTCGAGGATGTGTAGGGTTTCAGTGCCGAACATGGGCGACATGCGGAAGATCGGCGACCAGCATTTGTCGCCGTTGTAGATCGACAACGTCTTGCCTTCACGCGCGAGCACCAGCATGGCGAGCTTGTAGCCTTCGCCGAATTGTCCGATTTGATCATCATCGTCCGCCTTGCTGGTTCGCCCCAAAACCAAAGTGGATGCGTCCAGGCGCACGCCACGGCTGATGATGCGCAGAGTCGATCCGTTAAACGAGTATTCGAAAGGAGCTGGCGAATCGATACCGTTTTGGATCAATTCGCGCACGGCTTCCACGACACCCCACGCTTGCACGTAGTTCCGGCACAGCGCGAGTTCATAGGTTTTCTTGGCAAGCATGGACGGGCTCCGGTTCTGTAAAATTCTAGGGGTTCTGGCGAATCAACTGTAATCGTACAGGCACGCCATGCCGGATTGCAAGTCGGGAGATATGCCAGCGGATGAAATAGGCGTTTCCGGCCACGATATGGCGCTCTTCATGCCATCCTGGTCCTTGCATGATTCCTCCACGGTAATAGGCACGTACAACTACGAAACAAGAAATATTGCTGCGATGATCGACGCGTACGATCTCTTCAACTGGGATGGAAATTCGTTTGCTATAGGCATATCGATGCGATCTTGTTCGATAGCGTGATTCATGAAGATATAGCGTGACGTTCATGCCCAAGCCTCGCGGCGTTCTGCCTCTTCGGCCGTCCAATGGGGATTGTTGACGCACCAGCCCGAGCCCCGACGGTGAGGGAACCCATAGTTTTCGCATTGACAAACTCTTTTCTTAGGATGTTCTCTTCGACTGTCGCGATACAAATCAACGCGCCATGTTTGCGGGGGAGACTTTCCTTCTCGATAAGCTTTCCTGAGCGCTTTTTTCTCGCCGCGACAATGGCAACGAGGAATGCGAATCAAACGGGTAGGATGCATGGAAATACGTCGGCGCGCACCACAGAAACGGCAACGACAAGGATAGGAGCGATCACGAATGATCATTTGGCGAGTGCCTATTTCTCCACCAATTACCAAATTGTTTTAATCGATTGGAAAATGGCATACGTTCGTATTTTACGACACGCACCGTTCGTGGAAGATCCTTGGTAAGATCCATACCTTGCCATGTCTTGACCATGGCATTATCAAGTGCCATGTGAAGCTGATCGAGTGCCGGAAAATGCTTGCGTGCTTCGATTAGTTCAGGACGGATCGAGTCTTCTACCGGAACATCCGCCATCATAAGCCGAAGCTTGGAAAACACCTTGCGCGGGTTTCCAGATGGAACGTCGATGATGGCGCACAACTTGCGCCAATCGGCTTCTTTATTAGCCAACTCCAACGCCAATCGATCAACTTTGTTTTGCAGCGCCGTCATGGCGGCCTTTTCTTCGTTGGTCATCATGATGGTCACACCGGCCGAATGCCGGTCGCTTCCAGCAATGCATCAATGAAATCTTCCTTGATAAAGGCTTCGCCGGCATAACTGGGATCGCTAGGATCTGCAACGATATGAAACGTCAACAGATCGCCATCACGCTCGCGAGGCAGCCCGGTATCCAGGCGCATATGTGTCAAGGCCTCAACATCTCTGCGTGAAAGGTTTTCGAGTTGACGCTGTTGCGCGGTGGTCAGGTTGCCGATGAAGATGGACGCCTTGACGACTATCGTTGATTCTTTCATGGGGTAGGGTGACGCTTCGAAGAAGAAGGACATAGCATGAACCATGCTCCGAATTCTGGCACTACGTTTTAGGGAGTGTGCGGGCAAGCGCATCGACATACAAGCGCAAAGATTTATCCGACGCCGTCATCCAAGCCTTCCGGCCCGTTTTCCGACGGTAGCCGCATATCACTGATCCCAACGACACGCCGGCTATCTGGCAGCATTGGCGCGCCAAGGGCATCGATAGGGTCAGCAGCGGGTATGTTTCGGAGGTAGTAGCGAGTTTCACGTACGATCCCCAGGCGCTTCATTACATAATCCGGCGGCTGCCATGGATGGCCGCTTAACATGCGAGCAAAAGACGTTTGATCGCATGCCGCCTTTTTCGCTGCAAGGCGCAATGAACGATTGTGTTTTTCTAAAAATCGTTGCGCTGCTTCGCGCAAGCTGATTTCTTCCAGCATATGCGGCACAGAAACATAAACCGCTTCGAATTGCCGGATAAATTCGGCAATCGCTTCGGCTTCGGTCCACGACCGCTCGGGAAAATTGCGGCGCATGATAACCGCCGCATAATTCTCATCGATCGTAGTAAATTCTTCATGCTGTGCGCAATCTACCAATAGGCGATATTTGAGATAGCGCATTACGCAAACGCCTTATCGGGATTGGTAAGTACGCGCGCGACAAAATCGGTCAACTGTTCATCGCGAAATGACCAGCCTTCGATCGGCCCGAAATTCGGGACATCGCTGCGATAACGCATGGCGCCGCAAGCGTCCGCCAGGGCATCCACGTCGATAAGAGGATGGGCGCTGACCAGGTTCTCGGCCCTCGGCGCTGGCGGCGGCGGAGTGGGCTGTAGGGGCGGCAGCGTGTCGCCGGTCGCCAATGTCGTTTCTACGCCGCTCATGGCCTTTTTGAGACGCTGAGTCGCGGCCAGAAACCGTTTCATGTCGGGGTCGTTGGCCAATTCGGGGTCTGCGGCTTGAGCTTCGCAAAATCCTTTTTCAGCGTCCAACTCATTGATGACCGTTGCTGCAATAGCAAGATCGTTGAAGATATCGCGGATCTTCAGGAGGCGTGTTGACCAGGGTGAATCGGGCACCAGGGCCGCGAAAAGCTCGAAGGTTTCGTCGGTAGTGATGCGCTTGCCGGCTGGCGTGGGCTCTTTGGTGACACGGTTGACGGCTTGTTCGTGGTTCATTGGCTCCCCTCGGGTTCTGTGTCGTTCTGATGTAAGCGTAAGGGTACAGATTAGGAGATGTCAATGGGGCGTTGAGATAGGGAACGCTGATGCTGGCGTGACGATGTCATCAAGGCGGCTTATACTGCCGGCAAGCCCGTTGACTCCCTGGCATGCATGTATCAGCTCAATCCTTTCTTACGGGGTTTCTGGACGACTCCGGCGCGCACCAAAGTATTGGAGGGCGGACGTGCCTCAAGCAAGAGCCATGACGCAGCAGGGTTTGCCGTTTATTTGGCTGCAAACTACACACTGAAGTTCATGTGTGCGCGCCAATTCCAGAACAGGATCAGCGAGTCGGTATACGTTCTACTTAAGAACAAAATCGAAGAGAGTGAATACCGCGATGAATTTGAAATTCTGAAAAACACCATCAGGCACAAGCGAACGGGGAGTTCTTTTGTGTTTTATGGGATTGCGAGAAATTTGGCTGAAATAAAATCGGCAGAAGGAATTGATATTCTTTGGTTGGAGGAAGCGCAATACCTAACTGAAGATCAATGGATGACGATCGAACCGACGATTCGTAAACAAGGGTCGCAAATTTGGATCATTTTCAATCCTGACGAATATCTTGATTTCGTATATCAAAAATTCGTAGTAAATACGCCAGACGATTGTCTGCACAAAACGATCAATTGGGATAACAATCCATTTTTAAGTGAAACGTCATTAAAGATTATTCGCGCCATGTATCGGGACGATCCCGAAATGGCCGAACATGTTTACGGCGGCAAGCCGAAAATGGGCCAGGACAAGTCAGTTATTCCTTTGCTTTATGTGCTTGCCGCAGTGGATGCTCATAAAGTCCATAACGAACGCGAGAAATTGAAGCCAGAAGGAGATCGAAAGTTATGGCTACCTGGAGGAAAGAAGCGAATTGGATTTGACATCGCCGACGATGGCGATGATCTTTGTGCGACGATCGAATACGATAACAATATTGCGATTGGCAGTGATGAATGGCAAGGGCTGGAAGACGAATTATTAAAATCGTCACAGCGTGTTTATGAGCGAGCGTTGATTTTGAACGCAGACATCACTTTTGATTCAATTGGCGTTGGCGCAAATGCCGGTCCGAAATTCAAAGAGATGAATGAGGCGCGTGGCTTGCATGTGAATTATGACCCATTTAATGCTGGGTCAGGCGTTGACGATCCTGACGGCATATATATGAAATTGCCGCACATGGCAATTACGAACAAGCAACAATTCGCAAATATTAAAGCTCAGAAATGGCGGGATGTTTCTAACCGTTTTCGAAAAACGTACGAATATATTGTCAAAGGTGTTAATCATCCAATCGAAGAAATGATTTCCATCGATTCGTCCGGATTTAATCACAAACGATTGCAAAAGCTTCAAAAAGAATTAAGTGCGCCTCGCAAAGACAAGGATCATCGCGGACTTGAGAAAGTAGAGTCAAAAGAAGACATGCGCAAGCGCGGCATTAAATCGCCAAACTTGGCAGACGCCTTCATCATGGCCTTCATCAAACCCAAACGCAATCCGAAAGGATTCTTTACTTGATCAAACGCGCAAGCGCCACGCCAATGGCCACGCCGAACGTAAAGACTGCGAAAAGAGCGCCATGCCTCAGATAGTCGTCGCGCTTGTGCTTGGCTTCGGGAGTGTCCACGAAGCCTTTTGCATGAAATTTAATCGGTTGCTCGTTCATCAGAAAAATTTCCCACGGCAGATAGGGCCGATGCCTAGTTTAATGGAAAGCGCGTTAGTGAGTTCCCGACCACAACACGAACAGATCCCAAATCGGCGACCATAGGCCACAGCAGCTTGCTCAGGATCGGCGCAGGCTGCGACGATTTCCGCTTCAATCACTTCGCTGCAATCGCGTGAGCGGATAAATTTTCCACCAAGGATTTTGCCGTAATAATCGTCCGTCTCTTTGTCTTTGACATAGATCGCGCCGGCATTCTTTCCGTTTGGCGATGCCAACATGAGAACGAAAGACCGATTGGCGCCGGCAAGACGCAGTTTGGGAGCGCGAATGCCTTTTTCCTTGGCGCGTGCCAGTGCATCGGCAACGGCATTAATACGGATGACAGGCGCAGCCTCCGTCTTCTTGCCAAATTCTATTTGGCGCTGAACAAAAGTCGCCTGACGCTTTTCGGCAGCCTCTAGGCAACGTTGCACAGCCGCTAACTGGCGTTCGGTCAAATCGCCATAGCGCCGAACGGCCTCTTTCATGGCCAAGGCAAATTCGAAGTCGGTGTTATTCCACCAAGCAGCGATGGCCGGATACTTCGCCTCGAAGGCCAAGAAAGCATTCGCTGCAATGGCAGTCTTGCGCGCCGCGGCAGCCGCCCTATTCTTGGTGCGGGTGGTGGCGTCCGTCTTGAATGATAGTTTGCCCGTGCCTTTGCATTTGAAGCACTCCCGGCCATAGAGAGACCAGCCGCCGCGCCAGTGACCCGTTCCGTTGCATTTGGGGCAATCTTCGACGTGGATCGAGCCGCGGGAGACTTCATTAAGGGTGGCCGGAAGGGCGGACGGCCCATTTACCGGGCCGTTGAGGGTTTCCAGGTCATCGAAACGAACTGTCATGGCGCTAGCTCCATTCTTGGTGGATTCTGCGTCGTATCCTAACGATTACTTTTGGAGTTGTCAATAGGCCGTGGCGATCACGCGGCAGTGTCATGTATTCTACGCCCGCATCACACTAGGGATTCCCCATGCTCCAGGCCATTAAGCGGTTCTTTGCGAGCCCCGCCCCTACTCCTACTGCCTCTGAGCAGGAAGAGGCCAAACTCCAGCGAATTCGCCAGGCGGACCCCTTAGACCCTTTCGCGGCGATCGCCCGGGCAGAGCATGCCCTCAAAGGGTTCGGAGGCAATCAAATGCCGAACCCGATCAAAGTCACTGCAAAAAACTTCCCGCATCTGGATCTGTTGCCCGAAAACGTGGTAGCCAGCTTCGACGAAGACGGCATGGAAAGCTATTTGACCGATAGCGATTTGAAGCATGCCGTTATAGGAGACAATGCGTCCGCCATCAACGCAATTGTCATGGATGACAGTTCAACCTTGCCGGCCGATATGGGCTTTGGCATGGGGAGTGGCCTTCTGGCGTCGCAGATCGCCAATCCCGCTGTGCTTTCCTGGTACATGCAGCAATCGTTTATCGGTTGGCAAGCGTGCGCGATCATCGCGCAGCATTGGTTAATCGATAAAGCCTGTACGATGCCAGGGGATGATGCGTGTCGGAACGGCTGGGTTCTTAAAACAAAGTCGGGAGATGATCTTAGCGCCGAACAGAACGAGCTTCTGACATCTCTTGATGTTGAATTTAAGGTAATGGAAAACCTTTCCGAATTCAATCGTTTCAAAAACATTTTCGGCATTCGAGTCGCCATCTTTGAAGTCGATAGCGACGATCCTAAATATTATGAAAAACCATTCAATATCGACGGTATTAAGCCTGGCAGTTATAAAGGAATTTCTCAGGTCGACCCATATTGGATGATGCCTTTATTGACGTCACAGTCAACAACCGACCCATCCAGCCGTTTCTTTTATGAGCCGGAATATTGGGTCATTTCAGGGCGTCGTTATCATCGATCGCATTTAATCATATCGCGCGGGCCGCAACCTGCCGACATTCTCAAACCGACGTATATTTTCGGCGGCATTCCGCGCGTTCAGCAGTTGTATGAACGCGTGTACGCGGCTGAACGCACTGCCAATGAAGCGCCCTTGCTATCTTTGTCGAAGCGAACGACTGCGATCCATGTCGATCTTGCCGAAATGGCAGCTAATCAAGAGCAATTCGAACAGAAGCTTTTGACGTGGGTTAAATATCGAGACAATCATGCGGTAAAAGTTCTCGGCATCAATGAAGCGATGGAGCAGTTCGATATTTCGCTAACTGATTTTGATTCCATCATCATGAATCAATATCAGTTAGTTGCGGCAATTGCAAAAATGCCGGCCACGGAATTGTTGGGAACGTCGCCGAAGGGGTTTAATGCGACGGGCGAATTTGAAATGAAGTCCTATAACAAGGAACTTGTTTCGATCCAAGCCCATACATTCACGCCTTTATTGGATCGTCATTATCTTTTGCTGGCCAAGTCGAAACAGATCGACGTCGAACTTAAAATTGTTTGGAATTCAACTGATACGCCAACGGCTAAAGAATTGGCCGAACTTAATGATAAAAAGGCTGATACAGATACCAAAAACGTTACCATTGGTGCTATTTCTCCAGATGATGTGCGCAATCGCCTGCGCGATGACGACCATTCGGGCTATGGCCGTCTGTCAGACGAAGAGGCGAACGCAGAGCCCGGTATGTCGCCAGAAATCTTGGCCAAACTGCAAACGGCCAATGCGCAAGAAACGCGCAGCGAAGCGCAGACGGTCACGGCTGGCGCGCATGCGGAAGCCGCTGGCACGACACCAGCCGCGGCAAGCGGTTTGGCGCAGCGCCAGGAAGGCGAAGAACAACCTACCGATGAGACCGAAACAACTCCAAGCCATGGCGGCACCATCTCTGGGCCAACACGCGCGCCAAATGATCCATTGATTCCTGAGCTAACCCGTGAGCCCGGGATTAATCAGCCGCAAGCCGGTGAAACGGCGCGGAGTATGCTCAGCGCCCTGGCGAATCCGGCAGTCCTGGAAGGCGTGAAGGCCTTGGCCTTCATCATGGGCAAGATTGATGACCTGATGGTGCCGGAAGGTGCCGAAGTGTCCCATGTCGGCCCTGCCCGCGGTAGCGTGCGCCCATCCGTGCGCCCTAGCGTTTCCAGTCTGCATGATGTGATACCGGTAGAGACCGATCACACTAAATTGCCGAAGACTAAGTTTCAGGGATTGAACATTGCCATCGAAAATCCGCGCGGCACGGTTCGCAAAGGCATGAATCTGGATGGCCAAACGTGGCAAGCTAAAATGCACCACCATTATGGTTTCATCAAGGGCGTGATAGGCGCCGATGGTGACGAACTGGATTGCTTCGTTGGCTTGAATGGAATGGCCGATAAAGTGTACGTGATCAATCAAAACGACCCGAACACAGGGGCCTTTGACGAGCATAAGGTCATGCTTGGTTTTGATGATGCAGACGCTGCGAAAAAAGGCTACGACGATAGCTTCAGCGATGGATGGACTGGATTTGATTCCATCGTGGAATTGTCGATGGATGAATTCCGGCAATGGATCGGAACCGGTCAATGTACGACTCCTTTGTCAAAGGAATGTATTGGCACAACGCAATCGCATTCGCTGATATAAGCAATGGCATTTCGAGCCTCAAAAATTCGCAAACGCCAAGACCCGCGCCCTGTTGCGGAAGGAACGCAGCTAATCGCATCGGCTGCCGTGCGTGCCTGGTACAAGCGCAAACTTGACGACATTTGCGCAGCAATGATCGCTGATTACCGCGAGACGCTTGGTGATGCATTGCAATTGCGCGATGTAAAAAAACATTTCGCGCAAGACGCTAGTGCAGAAGCCGTTTTAACGGACGTCATGCATGCGTTGAATAAAAAATGGATAACCATTTTCAAAAACTATGCAAAGATGACCGCTGCTGCGTTTGTCGAAAAAGTAGACTCGCATAGCAAAGCAACATGCTGGCATTCGCTTTCTGTGGCCGGCGTTCAACAGCCGCGCATGTCATACACGCAAAACATTCAAAACACACTAGGCGCGGCGCAAACCTTCAACAACACATTGATTACGAATGTGCAAGCGGACATTCACGAAAAGGTATTCAACGCTGTGATGTTGTCGCTGACATCGCCGAATCCCGAAGAACAAGGAACAAGCGGGATTGAAAGCGCACTGAAAAAGGTAAGTGAGTTTTCCAAGACGCGAACAGAACTGATCGCGCGCGACCAAAACAGCAAGCTTTACAGCTCGATCAACATGGACCGCATGCGTGATAATGGTATAGAAAAATTCAGGTGGATTCACTCCAGTGCCGGTAAAGTACCTCGTCCGTCGCATGTGGCGAAGGATGATGAAATCTTTACGATGGATGATCCAAGGCTTTGGACTGGCCCAAAGGCGGACCAGGGGCCGCCAGGGTGGGCCATCAATTGCCGATGCCGCGCCATTCCCATCATCGACTGAGGAAAGCCTGATGACATTATCAACCGGAACCAGCAATGCCGCGCGCAGTAAGAATATCGCGACAGAAATCAATGCCGGCAAAGACCCAAAGCAAGCCGAAGCCATCGCGTATTCGAAACAACGCGAAAACCGTGCTAAACGTGCCCATAGTAGCGACGCGACAAATGGGCTTCGTGATGCGCTTCGCAATATTCGTGATTGCATGTCGAAGGTAATCAAGCCATGAATGCCGTCACCATTAATAAAAGAATGTGCGCATTTTGCGATTGGATCGAAAAATCTAAATTTATGAGCTGGAAACTTTCATTGATCGATATTATATCGATAGCCGTATTCATTATGATTTATTTCAAAAAGTGATCAGATTTCTTTAAACAGAAATCGCCAGAAAATCAGCAAAGAAACAATAAAATTATCTGATGCGTCGGTGATATTGCCGTGAACGGATTTTATGTTTAGACTTTGCCAAGCTTACGCAATGGTCTGAATTTCGATGCCGGCGCAAAATCAGTCCGCCCGCAAAATTGACGCCAACGGCTTCCTTTCGGTGAAGGGTTGTCCCCTTTCTTCCTTCGGGATTTTCGATTATTCGGCTGCGCAAATAGGGTTGCCTGGCGATCCCTATCGCATCGTCAAGGTGTACCGTCCAGAGTCCGCAGTTAACGATCCAGAGTTGATCGCTAGCCTGCAGAACATGCCTTTCATCGTCGATCATGAAATGCTGTCTGGCTTTGAGAACGACACCACAACGACGGCACCCGAAGATTATGGTGTTGATGGCGTACTGACATCGAATGTGTACTACGCAAAGCCCTGGCTGCGCGGCGATCTCATGATCTACAGCCGAAAAGCGCAAAAAGAGCTGAAAAAGAAAGATAACTTGTCGCTCGGCTATTCGTGCGACTTTGAGCTGAACCCCGGCACGTTTGAAGGACAACCCTATGAGGTCGTCCAAACGAACATGCGAGGAAACCATATCGCGCTTGTGGATGAGGGTCGTGTTCCGGGCGCGAGGGTGTTGGATGGTCGTCGTCTTGTTTTTGACCATCTGAATTTTGATCAAGTTCGACCATCCGATGAGGATCAACACATGACAAAGCGAGCGTTGGACGCCAGCGCCGTACTTGAACTGAAAGCTTTGTTCGAAAAGCTCAATGGTGCCTTCCAAAAGTTCCTTTCGGAAGAGTCTGCGGAGCCCGAACATCAAGCCAGCGGTGAAAGTGCGGTTGCCAGCGGCGAGGGCGGCGGCAGTTCTGAAGGGGACATGCAGCCATTGAATGCTGACGATCCGGACGGCGCCGAAGGTGCCGGGGCTGCCGGCGGCGTAGAAGGCGGCGGCGAAGAGCTTCCCGCACTCCTTAGCCAGGTCGAGCAATTGCTGGCGAGTATTCGCCAGGCGATTGGCGGCGAAGGTGCGGATGGCGAAGGCATGACCACTGGGGAGGGTCAGGTCAGCGATGAAACGCAAACGAACGTCGCCGAAGGCGAAGGGCAAGCCGTTGACGGCGAAGGCGGCGAAGGGAACCCGGAAGGCCTCACGGCCAGCGGCGCCGCCCGCGCATCCGAAGGCCCTGCCGCGGGCAAGCATCCCCATGCAGGTGATGCTGCGATTCGCCGTTTCTATGCTGATTCTGCTGCTAAGGATCGCATCTACCACCGGCTTTCTAAGGTGGTTGGCGCCTTCGATCACTCGGCTATGGCGGCATCTGACGTCTATGCATACGGGCTGAAGCAGTTCCAGAAACAAGGCAAATTGACGCATATCAAGGCTGCCGATGCCTCGATCGTGCGTTCCTCGATCGATGCTTATTTGGACGGCATGGAAACCGCTCAAAAGACGCATCGAACCAATGTGCAGGCAAGCATTCGCAAGACGGTCGCGGGGGATTCCGCATTGCCGTCCGATGATTCGCTGGACGCCTACCTGGCTGGGAGCAAATAAGCCATGTCGTTGCAATCTCAAGTCAACCGCAACTACACCGCGGGCTTCCCCGGCTCCATCGCCCTGGCCGGCCCGCATCGCGCGAAAGCGGCGCGCATCATGTCTGTGACCTTGGGCACCGACCCAGGCGCATCGACCAATCGGATCAGCCGTGCGTTTGGCTATAGCGGCGAGCAAGGCGAGTTGGGTGGAAGCACCCCGCAAACCGGCGTGATCGCGGCTGACGTGCCCGAAGTCGTGGTCGGCGGCCCGAATTTCTTCGGCATCCTGGGCAACCGTATGCATTACGCTTTGTATGGTGATGCAAACGGCGCGCTTGACCCCGTGTTGGACTTGCCGCAGTACACCGAAGGTGAGTTCTTCGATATGGTCACGGGGTTGTTCGTTCAGCTGTTCAACGAGACCACCGGCACCAAGTCCATGACCCAGGGTGATGGTTTGGCATATGTGCCGAACAATATCGCCGTGGCGAACAACCCTCTTGCCCTGCCGTACGGTGCGTTGGTCAGCTTCCCGTCCACCGTTGCCGTTCCGACCGGGTTTGCAGCGGTCGGGTCCACCACGGGCGGCAGCTTGGCGGCGAACACCTATTACGCCAAGATCACGGCCCGCGGCGCCAGCGGTGAAACTACTCCTAGTGCCGAAGTCAGCACCACGACCACCGGCACAACGTCGTCCATCGCATACAGCTGGACGCCCTCGCCGGGCGCTACCGGTTATGACGTGTGGATTTCGAATTCGACCGGTACCGAATCTAGCTACTTTTACGTAGCCGGCGGTAGTACCGCGACGTTTACTTACACTGGTCAATCGCTGACCGCCGGCACCATGCCGACCGCCAACACCGCTAGCGGTGCGGCCCCGACTGGTTTCATCATCATTCCGAACGCACACATCCGTACTACCCAGTCTCTCGCGGCTTCGGCCCTGAATGCGCTGGTGGTAGGCGGTGCTGTTGTTCAGCTGACGCAATAAGGGGGCAAGACGTCATGCGTAGCAATGTCGCTTTGCAAGTCTCGCCGACCCATTCGAGCCTCCGTGCTCGCCAGGTACGGCCTTACGTTCTGGACAAGAAAAAGATTATCGATTCGGCAGTGTTCGCACTGAATCGAATCGGTATCACGATTCGTCCGGAATTCGTCGCTCAACAAGTCCACCATCTTCTGAGCGGGGCCGCGAACGACGCGGCGTTTACCCCGGCTCAAACGGCACCCAGCGTGCCGACGCCTATTCAGTTCCTTCAGACCTGGTTGCCCGGCTTTATCCAGCTGATCACGGCTGCGCGCAAGATCGATGATCTGATCGGCATCAAGACGGTGGGTTCCTGGTCGGATGCTGAAATCGTGCAGGGCATCGTCGAGCCTGGCATGCTGCCGACCGAATACGGCGATTATACCAATCTGCCGTTGACCGATTGGAACACGAATTTCGAACGCCGTTCGGTGGTTCGTGGCCTGATCGGCATGCAGGTTGGTTTGCTAGAAGAAGATCGCGCATCGGCCATGCGTCTTTCCTCGTCCGACACCAAACGCCGCGCTGCGGCAGTCGGCTTGGAAATCATGCGCAATGCCATCGGCTTCTATGGCTGGTTGAACGGCAATAACCGCACCTTCGGTATCCTCAACGATCCGAATCTGCCGGCGTTCAATTCGTCCACGGTAACCGGTGGCTGGTCGGCGGGCACCTTTGCCCAGATCACGGCGGATCTTCGCGCCGCGGTCATCGGCCTGCGCACGCAGTCTCAAGACCTGATCGATCCCGAAAAGGTCGAGCTGACCTTGGCGCTGCCCACCAATCACGTAGATTACCTGACCGTTACCACCGATTTTGGTGTGTCGGTGCGTGATTGGCTCAAGCAGACCTATCCCAAGATCCGTGTGGTCTCGGCGCCGGAGTTGAACGCCTACAGTGGCACCAATCCGACGAACGAAGCGGTGTTCTACCTGTTCGCCGAAGAAATTCCCTCCGAAGTCGATGGATCGACCGATGGCGGCGAAACCTTCGTCCAGTTGGTCCAGACCAAGTTCATGACCCTGGGCGTGCAAAAAGACGTCACGATGTACAAAGAAGGCTACTCCAACGCAAGCGCGGGCGTCCTGTGCAAGCGTCCGTGGGCCGTCTACCGCGTGATGGGCATCTAATCGATCGGCGACGATCGATTTATCAAGACGGGCCGGCCACCCCGGCCCGTCTTTCAAAACGATGGCGCAGGCTGTAGGGGCTAAGTCGCCACGCACATAAAGAGGACTACGAACATGGCAACCGAACAGAGCAAGAAAGCCAAGGCCGCGAAAGCTGCGGCAACGGTCAAGAAAGCGAATGCAACGCCGCGTATTGGCGGTTCAGGCGATTATGTTTATATCGTCTCCACCATGGCCAATGCGGTGAGTTATAACGCGCATATCACGATCGACGGCGTTCCGCGCATTGATCCCGAAAGGTCGATCACTATCCGCGGTGGCGCTGGTCTCCCCAGTCAGACTAGCGGGTTCGGCGAGATTGTGCAGAACGAAGCCAATCAGATGCCGATGTGGACGCCGAAAGGCGCTGTCACGCCGATCCTTCGCGAGCGATATGCCATTTTGAAAGACCATTGGTTGTTCAAGAAACATCTTGAAAAAGGCTATGTCACGGTTGTTGAAGACCCCAGCATCATGGGCAATCACAGCGCTGTGAAAAAGATCGTCGAAGGCATGGAAACCGACGATCCGCGCGCGCCGCTGAACGAGCAATCGTTCAAGCGCTACGCAGCAAAAGTGCAAGGAAAGAACTTAAAGATCGCCACCGATAAAAATGCGGCGTCGATGGAAAAGATAGAAAACTTCGGTTGATACGCAGCGAGGCCGGACACGATGGATTACAACGACGCTACGTTTCGCGCAATGTTCCCGGAATTCGTAAACGCCGCGACTTATCCGGCAGCGACGATACAGATATTTTGGGGCTTGGCGCAAAATTTTATCGTCATTCCATCGTGCCCGGCTGGCGCGTTTCTAAATGGCAACAATGCCGCCGCAGCGCTGAACTACATGACCGCGCATCTGTACGCTCTAAGCTTGGCGCAGACGTCATCCGGCCAAACACCCGGTTCTGTTCAAGGCGGCTATGAAGTTAGCGCGACGATCGACAAGATCAGTGTACAGACCATGGCGCCGCCAGCCGATAACATGTGGAAATGGTGGCTTTCCCAAACGCCTTATGGCCAAGCCCTCGCCGCATTGCTCAGCGTTCTTTCGGTGGGTGGGACGTCAGTAGGCGGTTTGCCTGAGCGTCAGGCCTTTCGCAAAGTAGGTGGGGTGATCTGTTGATCCCCGGGTCGAATCTCTTCAATCGCGCGGCAAGGCTTATTCGCCTGTCGCCGATCCAGTATTACGCCATGGGGCCGCGAACACTGAACACCGTTGGCCAGTGGGTGGCGACATTCAATGCACCAACTCCATTGATGGCGAGCGTTCAAGCCGTGCCTCGGGATACTTATGTGAGAATGGGGCTTGATCTTCAACGTAATTACGTAAGCGTTTTTGCTTCCGTCGATGCGATCGATTTGGAACGCGACGCGCAAGGCGATAGATTTGTTTTTGACGGAAGCGAATACCAAATTGAAAGCGAGAATTCATGGTTTTTGCGCGATGGTTGGGCGGAATGCTTGGCGGTTGAAATAGGGGTGGGCACCACGCCTTTGACGAATCCATGAACGATAACCAGCTGCTAGGTCTTTTGGTAACGCAATTAAATGCTGCCGTAGCGCTGGCAGGATGGACGTACACCCCTCCAGGCTCATCAACGGCAAAGCCGTATCCGGTGATCCAAAAGCAACAGCCGAATCAAGAAGGCATTCCGTATTCGCCGGCTGTGTTTTTTGAAAAGCTATTCGATGTCCCTTATGGCTATGCTGGCGTTTCGAACAGCTTCAATAGCCAAACGTCAACATTGACGCAAACGGAAACCCAAAACTACGAAACGACAATTCAGATCAGCGCATTGGTCATTCAACAGCCATCGAATTTGTTGATTCCAACGGCATCAGACGTCGTAAATTTTTTGAAGCGGTTTATGACATCACGCGCTCAGTTGGCGACATGGCAAGCGCAAGGCGTGAATATTCTGCGTCCAACGCATGTTGCGAATCCTTATTTCGAGGATGATCGGCATCGAAATGAAGCGTATCCAAGTTTCGATTTAGTTTTCACGCATACAAACTCGATTTCTCAACCCATCGGATATGTGACGACTGCGACAGGCGTCGATTATCCACTGTAATGGTGCGTCATGGGCATCAATACCGAAAAAGTGTTGAACCTGCACAAAAATGCGCTAAAAACGATCAACGGTCATATGATCGAAGCCGGTTGGTTTGAGACGGCCCGATATAGAGCCGTTGGAGGGAAAGACCAATCGAACGTGGGGCTGTCTGTCGCTCAGGTGGCACGCTGGAATGAGTACGGGACGACGCGATCCGTTACCATAACGGGAGAGGATGGGAAGCCAAAAGAAACGCGCGTGGAGCATGTTCCGGCACGCCCCTTTATGCGTTTTGCTATGGCATTATTCAACCGGGATAAAACGGACCTTCAAAGGAAAATCGCCAAGAACATCATGGATGGAAAAATTTCTCCCATGCAAGGCTTAGCGCAAATTGGTCTTGCAATGGAAGGTAAAATCGTGATGTCGATCAAAACGGGTCCGTGGTCGCGAAACGCGCCATCGACTGTTGCGGCAAAGGGATTCGACTCTCCCTTGCGCGATACAGGGCAAATGTTCAAAACGGTTTCAAGTAAAGTGAGCTGATGGCAGGCGCAACCGCGACGTCAACGGCGATTTCGTAAACACGCATCGGAGTAATCAACGTGATCAGCCAGTCCCGATTCATAAATATCATTTCTGGCGTCGGTGCCGGCGCGGCCGTCGCTGTTCGCAATCTTGGCATGCGCATTATCACGCAAAACACTGCGTTGCCGCCCGGCGTTGTCGCCGAATTCAGCGGTTCGCAAATGGCATCGTCGGTGAGCAGCTATTTCGGCGCAACGTCCGAAGAATACAAGCGCGCATCTGCCTATGCAGGCTTTGTGTCGAAGTCGATTTCGTCCCCGACGCTTATCAGCTTTGCGCGTTGGGTGAATACGGCCATCGCCCCTTCGGTTATCGGCGATACGACCACCAAGAATTTGGCCGCATTGCAAGCAGTAACCGCCGGAACGCTTAGCGTGCTCGATGGTACGTCGGTTATTCCCATCTCATCGATCAACCTGAGTACGGCAACCACCCTGACGCAAGTCGCCTCCCTCATTCAGACGGCCCTTCGCACGGCCCTGGTTGGCACGATCTCGGCGCCGACGCTTACCACGCCGACCACATCGACCACGGGCGGCACGTTGGCGGCGGCGACCTATTACTACAAGGCCACATGGCTGAATGCCAATGGCGAAACCAACGGCTCCAACGAAGTAAGCGTTACGACCACGGGGACTACCAGCTCCAACACGCTTGCCATCCCTGCGGCGCCGGCTGGCGCCACGAGCGGCAAGGTGTATCGCGGCACGTCGGCAGGCGGCGAAAGCGTTTATTTCACCATTACTACCTCTCAATCTACGTTCGTCGATACGGGCGCCGCAGGCACGGCGGGGACTGTTCCGGCTTCCAACACTACGGGCGCGGCAGACCCACAGCTGGCCAGCGCGACCGTCACTTACAATACCAACACCAATCAATACGTACTGACCGGCAGCATTACCGGTACCGGCTCGCTGTCGGTCGTTCTTGGCGGCCAGCCGCCGGTCAGCACGGACATTGCCGGCCTCTTGGGTTGGGGAACTACCGGTACGGTCAACGTGCCAGGCCAAGCCGCACAAACGGCCCTCCAGGCAGTCCAGGCAACGACGGCCATTTCCAACAACTTCGGGTCGTTCATTTTCGTGACGGGTTTGGCGTCAGCGCTGCAGCAGTCCGATTACACGGCCATTTCCAATTGGAACGCCACGCAAAACAATCAGTACGTATTCAGCATCCCGGTCACGATGGCCAATCTATCGGCAATGAATGCCGCAGTCGTTGGCAATGCCGGAACGTGTCTGAACTTGCTGTCTTCGACCTTGCCAAACGATTACATTGAGCAATCGCCGTGCGAGATCATCGCCGCGACGAACTATTCGCAGCGACAGGCATCGCAGAACTTCATGTTCTATCAATTCCCGAACCGCAATGTGACGGTCACGGACGATACGACGGCGAACACGGTTGACAGTTATCGTTGCAACTACATCGGGCAAACGCAGTTCGAAGGTACGAATCTGGCTTTCTATCAGCGAGGCGTGCTGTGCGGCAATACGCAAACGGCACCCACCGACATCAATACATACGCGAATGAAATGTGGTTGAAGTCGGATATCGCTTCTGGTCTCATGACGTTCTTCTTGGCCATTCCCGAGGTTTCGGCGGATGCGGATGGCGCAGGTCAAATTAGCGGTGTGATTCAACAATCGGTCAATCGCGCGGTTCTCAATGGCACGATCGTGGCCGGTAAGACGTTGACGAACGCTCAACAAGTATTTGTAACGCAACAGTCCGGCGACCCGAATGCATGGAGACAGGTTCAAACCATTGGCTATTGGTTCACTGTTACGTTCAGCTCGCAAGTCAATTCGAATAACGGCCTGACGGAATGGTTTGCGAATTACATCCTGATCTATGCAAAGAACGACGCCATTCGTTCGGTGCAGGGTCAAGACATTCTGATGTAATGGATACGTAGACGTCTATGTGCTTAAGTACTTAGACGTCTAATCAACTTTCTGATTGAGGATTTAAGGTCATGCAAAATATTTCCGCTTTTGGATTGAGTATCCAAATCTTCGCAAGTACCACGTACCCGAATGGAATTACGGTCCGCGAATTTGGCGACGACGCCGATCCGCTGGACATCCCTGATTTGACGATCGGCGATAGCGGCATGGGTACTAATGGAGATATGGTGGTGTGGTCGCGCCCGGAAGGGATCGAGATCGGAATCTCTGTCATTCCAGGGTCGGCCGATGACATTAACCTTTCGCAGATTCACGAAGCCAATCGCGTAGCCAAAGGAAAGGTATCGGCGCGAGATACGATTCAAAGCGTCATCAATTACCCATCTGGCGGCGTCGGTCGAATGATCAATGGCATCATGATTACCGGCCAGGTCTTGCCAGCGGTTGCAAGCTCTGGGCGGCTAAAGACCCGGACATACAAATTTCGATTCGAAACCGTTTCAAAGTCGGGATTTGTTGGAAGCTAAGCGGTGTTTCCGATTCCGCTACAGCCGATTCCGGGACAAAGCGTATCGTTCAACGTTGATAACGCGTTTTGGCAACTGAAATTCTACCAATCAGTGAATTTCATGTGCTGCGATATCACGGTGAACGGTACGGCTGTCATGAATGGCGTGCGCTGTTTTGGCGGCTTTCCTTTGCTGCCATATGGCTATATGTCAACGCCTGGATATGGCAATCTGATCTTTGATAGCGATGGCGACTGGACGAAATTCGGTACAAGCTGCAATTTGTACTATTTGGAAGCAGCCGAATACCAACAATTTGAACTAATGATGCTGCTAGGCGTGAGTGCAAAGACGAACTAATGGCCATTTCGACGCTACAATGCAACGCAAACGAGGATCTTTATCTTGTGGACGGTCGCAATTTGGGCGTCCTGACGGGAGTTGACGCATTGCTTCAAAGTGTGCGACAGCGCTGCAAGATGCGTTTGGGCGAGAACATTCACAACACGAAAGAGGGCGTCGATTATTTCGGCACCATTTTTTCGTCGCCGACGAATTACGATGCGGCCCGCGTTTCATTGTCGAATGCCATTTTATCAACGCCTGATGTGTCGAGCGTCGAATCACTAACGATCACGGTCGCAAACAACCAATTTAGCTACATCGCCAACATCCAAACCGTTTACGGTCCTTTGACCGTTGATAGTGGCAATACCGCCCAATAACTTAAGGATTTAACATGAACGCACCTAAGCAATATGTCCAATTTGCCGGCGGCGTACTTCACTGCAGCGATGGTACCCGCACCCAATTGACCCCCGATGGGCGCGTGCCGCAGCCGGCGCAGCCTGGAGCCGCTGCACGGCTCGTTGTAGCTCAGCCGTCCGCTGCGGACGAAGCCGCTAAACTGGCCGCCGAAGAGGCTGCCGCAGCTCAGAAGGCTGCCGAGCAGGCCGCTGCGGATGAGTTGGCCAAGGCAAATGCCCTGGCGGAAGAAGCTGCGCGCAAGGCCGAGGATGAACGTGCTGCCGAGCAGGCTGCTGCGGAAGAAGCCGCTAAACTGGCCGCCGAAGAGGCTGCCACGGCTCAGAAGGCCGCTGAGCAGGCAAAGGCCGACGAACAGGCCGGCGCGAAGGCAAAAGGCGCCAAGAGCGCCGGCGATAGCGCAGACAAGACCTAAGCGCCGGCAACAGTGAGCCATCATGGAAAACGTCAGCGCGTTTGGCACATCGATCAACATCCTTGCAACCCGATCTTTTCCGATCGGGTTTCAAGTGAAAAAGCTTGCTGACGATAAAGATCCGCTGGTGATTGAGGAAATCGAGCCTACTGGCCACGAATTTCTTGTTGATGGCTCATTGTTTATTTTTGACAAAGCGACCGCAATAAAAGTCAAAATTTCCGTCGTCGCCGGCAGTGATGATGATTTGAACCTTAAAGTGATGTTGCAGGCGAGGAAAGGAACGCCATCGATTCTCAATCTTCCAGACATCACTACGATGACGATCCTTTACGGCAACAATGGTTCTGTCATGTTCACAAGTGGGTCTATCGTGAGTGGCCCTCTTGGTGATTCGATCAATCAATCAGGTCGATATCCAAGTAATACATACACGTTTGTTTTCTCTGATTTCGCTGGCGCGCAAAGCGTCTCTGAAGTCATCAATACGGCGATTCAAGCTATTACAGGGCTCTAATCCATGGCGTCGGTCATCTCGTCTGTTCTTTCGAGTTCGTCCGCGGCGCCAAGCATATCGATCATTAACGCCACGACCGGCAGCTCTGTAGCTAATGGTATAAAAGTAAAAAGCGTCAAGATCCGATTAAATTCGGCGATGCTAACACACATGCGCGAAGACGGGGCGACGATCGCCGATGCGCGAATCATTCACGCTTCTGTCATAGAGATGGATATCTATTGCCCAACTATCGACGATGTAGAGTCTGTCATTGATTTAATGAATGATCGTCAGAACATGTATACGGTGACTGCAAAAGGCATCGTATTCGAAAACATGATGGTCATGGCGACTCAAAATAAGCAGACGCCAGAAGTCCTATCAGCAGCCCCTTTCGTGCTCGTATTCAAAGAGCAATTGCTTGAAAACGTTGCGCCTGTTATTTGCATGCAGTCCGGCGATTCGGATACTCAAGACAACGGATTGCAACTTTTAAACAATATCGGAAATAACATAAATAATTTCGTGACCACTGTAAGAAACAACGCAGTGAATGCCGTCAACCAAATAACTGGATTTTTTGGAGGTTGACGTGTCATCGATCATATCTTCTATTTTGGCGTCGCCTAATGCATCGTCGAGCACTAGATTTTTCAACGAAAATTCAGGGCAAGCATGTTGGACAACGGCGAATGTAAGGCATATTGAAATAGTCAATGAATCCGAAAATTCGGAAGTACCTTTATCGACGCAACAAGTCAATGAGACGTCTGTCTATCAATCGCTTCTTGCGACGGATGTCGAAACAGTAAAAATCATTCGTCCAACGCGCATACGAGTCTCCATGATCGCCGCAGACATGTCGCTTATCGATAATGTCAAAGCGTCTTTCGCCGATCCAACGCAAACGATCCAGGTCACGTCAAAATCAATCATCGCAACCTCCATGTCAGTGGTCCATGTAGGCATTGATATGGAGCCCGGGATGTTATCGGCGAACCGCCTAACTGTCTTGATGGAACAAGTTCAGTTGGCACAGACATCGAACTACAATCCTCTGCAGGCCGCAGACCGTCCCACGGTGAACCTTGGGGTGCAGACCTTGCAGACGGTGGGGCCATCGCTGAGTGCTACGATTGGGAACAATGCGGCGAGCTTGGTTTCAACGGCGACAACGGCGGTAGGATCTTTGTACCAACGTGTTACGGCGAACTTGGGATTGTGATCCATGATAGAAATACAAACGGCCCAAGGAACAAAGCGAATTGAGATCAAACGCTTTAGCGCGTTGGATGGGTGGGATCTCCATTCTAATTTTACACGGTTCGCTGATTCAAAAGATCATAAAGAGAGAAGCCAATACGTATTTCGCGTTTTGAGCCATGCAAAAGTCGTGTTGTCTCAAGGCGTCGAGTTCCCTTTGACGACGAACGCTTTAATCGACAATCATTTGTGCACGGCTGAAAACGTAGGCAAAGTATTCGAAGCCGTTATGCGATTTAATGGCATTGATGTTTTCAAAAGCGCGCAATTAGCGGATCATAGAAACAGAATTGCGAATGAGATCGCTACTTCATTCATGGCGCAATGCGCGTCTGCGTTAAACGCATTTGTCGATTTTGCGATTAATCAAGGAATAAATCATGACTGACCAAGTCGTCGACAAATTCGTTTGGCAATACATTGTCGAAACCCGCGATTCTCTAAAGAAAATAGAGGATTTCCAAAAGAAGCAAAACGAAGTAGAAAAGTCATCGAAAAAGCAGTCTTCTTCCATGAAGGAACTTGGCAATTCGCTGCGGACCTTGGCAAGCGAAGCCGGCGGCGCTGGGGAGGCTGCTATAGGGCTAGGCGAGGCATTGACGACACTTGGCGCTGCCGCAGGACCTATCGCGGCAGTGATCGGCGTGGTTATGCTGTTGAAGAAAACGCTGCAGGAAACAAAGGCTACGATGTCGGATTTGTTGAACCAGCGTGACTTAGGTGCTCGCATCGGCCTTTCTGGAGTAAGCGTCGAGAACATCACGCGTAATTTACGGCGCGTGCCTGGCAGTCAGATCGATCAACGCGGCGTAAATGACATCTTGGAAAAGATCGGCACAAAACTGCAATCGGCCTATATCGACCCTGCGCAAATGAACGCCGATGCGATCCAGTTACGTCAAGCTGGCGTTTCTATCAATGGCAAAAACGGTGGCATCAATACGACTGTCGGCGCATTGGACGAGTTACAAGCCAAATTCAAGTCGGTCAGCGAAGAACAAGCGCGCGGCATCGGTCGGGTCCTTGGTTTGACGAACCAACAGGTTGACGCAATGCGCAATCTGGAAACCACACTAAACGATACAACGCATATGACTGCTGCGGAAACGGCAGCACGTATTGCGGCTCAACAAAAAACAGAGGAACTTGTTTCCGCCGAAAACGATCTGTCGGATCATTGGAGAACATTAAAAGAAGATTTATTAGTCCATGTTATTCCAGCCATTGATTTGATCGTAAAAGCGCTTGATGGGCTGGTTCAGATCGGCGAAAAGGTTGGCGGGTCGATTAGTGGCGCGGCATCTCATGTATGGAGTTTTGCGAAAAATCATGTAGAAAATTTCAAAAGAACAAGCACGGAACTGCTACATGGAGATTTCAAAAGCTTCTTTGGTGACGTCGCTCGCGAATGGAACCAATCCGGCGATACGATTCATTCTTCCGCAAAAAGCATGATGAAAACGGCCGATGACCAGGCGCAAGCGACGACGACCGCGCAAACAGAATTGCAGCGCATCATCAACATGTTTTCGCAATCGGTCACGCAATTTAGCAATAGCATCGACGAACGCCAGGCATGGGCGGCTTGGGCCGGCGAGATCGGCCGAGCTGGCGGCCTAGGGTCCAGTGGAAATAAATCGCTTGGAATGACCGGCACGGGCGGGAATACAGCCGCATTCAACGAAGCCGCGCAGACGGCTGCGCAATATGGCCTGACGGCGACAGCAGTTGGGAGTTCGGCCAAAGACGTCCATGACTACGATGCCATTTTTCAAATGGCGGCTGCGAAAACCGGCTTGCCCGCTGATCTCTTGAAGCGCGTGGCCATGGCGGAATCGAGTCTGATCCCGACAGCGAAAAGTTCAGCCGGCGCGCGCGGGCTCATGGGCATCATGCCGTCCAATTTCAAAGCTTACGGGATTACCAATCCTGATGACCCCACACAAAGCATTATGGCCGGCGCGCAGATCCTTGCGGCGAACTATAAGCGGTATGGCAATATTGACGATGCCTTGCGCGCCTACAATGGCGGCACCGATAAATCTCGCTGGGGGAAAACAAAAGAGAACGCTGAATATGTTGGAAGGATCGCCGCGCAGAACGCCACGATCAATGGTGAAGATTTTAGTGCGAACCCCGACCTGCAAAACAACTTACTTTCGTCGTGGGGGAAACTCGCTTATGACCCCAAGGCGACGCCATTGTTTAACTTTAATGGTTCAAGGCTAGTCGACCCTCGTAAAGGCGGCGAATCAAGAGAAAAATCGCAGCTTTTGAACCTTCAACAACAATTGGCTGCACAATTGGGCGTTCCAGTGTCGCAGCTGCAGACAGGCAATGTCAGCCGCGGAGATGTAGATTGGGCCGCATCGAACATGATGGCGAACTTGGTCAACAGTCGTTACACATTGTTGAATCAAATGAATGTTCCTGGCTTAACGTCGATGGCAAAAGCTGGTCTTTATTCGCAGTTGAAGACGACGGATACGAATATCCAATCGATGATGCGCTATATGCCAAACATCGATCAATCAGCGATGCCCGGCGATCGAAACATAACCATTGGAACGGGAGCAGTTCAAGTCATTGTTCAAGGCGCTAATGTCACGCCAGAACAATTGGCCAAAGAGATAAATAGTACGCTTGCTGATCATCTCAATGAAGTGATCAATCATAACGCTAGTGCGGTTGCAAACTGATGCGTAAGGTTCACGCTTTCGAACTGTTCGGGAATCAATACCGCGTTAAAGAATTCGCGGCGACAGAAGGTGTTGAGATCCTATGCGAAACGGATCAGCATACTATTCATCCTATTGCAATGCTCAGGCATTGCGAGGTATGGAACGGTGATGAATGGGCACCTTTAAAAGATCGAGAAAGCATTAATGCATTGGTGACAGATGCGGTGAAAATGTCAACGCCGATGCAAGTCTTAGAGGCAATTATTCTGAAAATTTATCATGTCAATTTTGAGTTTCTGTCGTCATGGAAACCGGTTAAGATTCCTAAGCGGTTAATGACAGGGCTGCCTACTGATATTGAACCGGCACGGGTTGACCCTGTGATTTCCTTGATCGTCATGGCCGATAAGGCCACGATGAAAGAGCTTGAAGAATACTACTCTACGGCCGATGCATTTAAAATCTATGACATGATTGCCGTGGAAAATTTGAACAAAGCCCTAGGCGCTGAAGCTGCTGCGGCTGAAGCCAAAAAATCAATTCGCCGTTAAACGAGAACCATCATGACCGACGATTCTGTTTCTAAAAATATCCCGGAAACTTCCATGGAGAAGATGTCGGAGTTGACGATAAAACGCGTCGTGCATGACGATGCAACAATCAAACTCGATCATTTCAGCGCCCTGGATGGATGGGAACTAAAGCGTCAATATCGAGATTATTTGTCTTCTGACGATCCAAAATTTAGAACGGCTTACACAATGACGGTTTTGTGCTATGCGACGATCGAATCTAATGGCGATAGCATTCGATTGAGCAACTCAATTGACATCAACGAACAGTTGGAATGTTGGCAAAATGTAGAAAAAGTTTTCTATGCTGTTTTGAAGCACAACGGCGTACAAACTGATCCGGCAGAGATTGAACGTTTGCGCTGGAAAGTTGCCGGCGAAGACCTTGCCAAAGCATTCCTTGGCGCAGTCAGCGACTTGATCGGCCCTGCCCTCACTATTGCTGCAGGCGGCCGTTCTGAAACGGCTGACGGCCCCAATGCCTCTTAATCAACGCGTTCTTACCGTTACGATTGGTCTACCGTCAGGGAATGTCGTCCTGACGCAAGAGCTGAGTATGCGTGTAAGGGTTCGCAAGGCAGCATTGCAAGTTCAAAACTGCGCGACCGTCGAAATCATGGGAATGACGACGAGTTTGCGATTACAGCTTTTGTCTCAATTTACAGCCTGGCATGCTCGCCAGGTGGCTAGTGGGCAAGCGCCGCAGGATTTCATCCCCATCACGATCACTGCTGGCTATCAATCGACTGCCGCATTAGCCTCCAATCCAAGTGGCGATTTATCGGCCTCTTCAACGAATCAATCCGCAACCATCTTCGTAGGGCAAATTGTTAATGTAACGCCGACAAGCGCACCCCCGAATATTGGTGTCAGGATTGTTTGCTTTACTAGACAGCTCGATAAAACACAATTTTTGACCCAAGCAGCGCCAAATTCCGCAACGTTCTATCAATTGGTGGAATTTGCAGCCGGTCAAATGGGGCTTTCCAATTTCGTTTGCCAAACTTCGATCAACAACCAAGTATTTCATCAGGCCTTTCGAACGATTTATACCGTTGGAGGCCTATTGCCAGGGATTCAAGAAATTCAATACACCAACGTTGCCGCTTTTATCGATGATGACCAACTCATCGTCAAGGATAGAAATGCAATTCTAAGTGCTGGGAATACCGTTCAGCTCAACGAATTCATAGGAACGCCCATGTGGAACGAATGGGGCGTTGATTGGGTGACTTTGATGAACACAGACGTTAAACTGGCTACAGCCGCGGCGCTGACGTCGGTCATGAACCCAGGCGTCAATGGCACCTATGTCATCACGGAACTAGAATACGAATTGGCAAGCCGTGAAGGGCCTTTCTATGTCAGAGCCATGGGAAGCCCACCGGCTTAACAGAACACATCGGGGAATCCATGACAAGCGCGGGTACTCCACTGATCAATACGCGGCCTGGAGATAAATCCAGGCTGATTACGGCATTGACCGCATTCATGCGTCAAATGACCATGAACGACGATAACATGATGCCTGCCAAGGTGATCAGCTATGACCGCGTAAACAATGTGGTCGAAGTGCAACCTCTCATCAAAATTGTGACGGTCCAAAATTCAACGATGTCGCGTCACCCTTTGGCCAATATACCTGTGTTGTCAATCGGCGGCGGCGGCTATCACATCAATTTTCCATTGAAAGCGGGCGATCTTGGTTGGATCTGCGCGGCAGATCGTGATATCTCCACATTCATGGAAACCTTACAGGAATCGCCGCCGAATTCGACGCGTCTGCACGATTTTGGTGATTCGGTTTTCGTCCCTGACGTTTTTCGTCAATACACCATAAGCAGCGAAGACTCATCCAATGCGGCCATGGTGATTCAATCAACGGATTCGACCGTACGTATTGCATTGTCAGAAAGTAATGGACAAATAAAACTCACCGCTCCGACGTTGGTCGAAATCGCATGTCCTCAATCGACCTTTACTGGCAATGTCACGATCAATCAAAACTTGAAAGTGATAGGGAATGGCGAAGTTGATGGAACAAGCCTTACCGTTGGCGGCGTCCAAGTCTACAATCACGATCACACCTATACACCTGGCACGGGTACACCAACCAAGACCAGCCCCATGCAGGACTAATTAATGAGCGCTTCTTATCAATTCATCATCGATACGGGAACGATCGTCGCTGACACGTCAACGATTCTTAGTGACGTACAAGCGGAATATCAAGTGGCGCTTGGTAATTCCATCGATCTCGCATCGTCAACGCCGCAGGGTACGCTTATCGCAGCGGAAGTCATCGCGCGAACAAGCGTGATGAAAAACAATGCCGACATGGCAAACTTGCTAAACCCAAATTTGTCTTATGGCGTTTTCCTTGACGCCATATGCGCTTTTCTTGGTGTGACGCGTGGCCAAAACGCATCGACACAAGGCAATGGCGTTAATCTGACAGGCGATGGGATTAACACCATAACCATTCCTGCCCTTTCGCGTGTTCAAACTTCCAACGGCGATATTTTTTACCTCGCCGCGAACGCGACGATTGTTAATGGCGGCAGTTTGCGTGCCAATTTTCTTTCACAGACCTATGGCAATATTCCTTTACCCAATGGAACGTTGACCATTATTGATGGCACGATCGGTTGGGGGTCGGCAGTCGTTGATGGAACAACTGTTGTCATCCCTGGTACAACTCAACTTACTGACCCCCAGCTTAAGACGGCACGCAATCAACAGCTTGCCACGCAAGGGGTCGGTGGCAGCGGCGCTATCGCTTCGGCCGTTTCTCAGGTGGCCAATGTGACGTCGGCCATGGTCATCGAGAACAACACTGGCGCGACAGGAACGGTCAATGGAGTGACATTCACGTTGCCTAATGCGATGTGGGCTTGTGTAGCGGGCGCTGGTTCTAGCCAGGACATCGCCAACGCACTTTATGCGGCACATCAAGGCGGTTGTCCCTGGGACTATGGAACGGCAGGGGAAGGCGTTCAGGTAGGCGCCCCTAATGGTGTGTTGGTCTATGATCCGATTACCAATCAACCCTATTACGTGAAGTACAACACGCCGGTCATGTATGACGTCTATGTGGCCATTACCGTTGTGCAAAAACAATCGGTATCTTCGCCGGTTCCGGCCGTTCAAACGGCTATTTTGAATTATGCGAATGGCCTAGAACAAGGCGAACCAGGTTTAGTCGTAGGAGCAAATATTTCTGCGTTCGAAATGGCCGGCGCTGTGGCAAGGCAGATCCCTGGCATGTATGTACGTAGCTGTTTGGTCGCTGCGGTAACACATGGATCGCCTGCGCCAAGCTATCCCAGCGCATACGTGTCGGAATTCGTCATGTCGCCATGGCAGCAAGGGGAACTAGCAATCAACAATATTTCAGTTACCGTAGCTACGAGTTAATTCCATGGCTCTAACTCCTTACAACACGAGCCTTTTACAAGCGCTGAAATGGCAGCAGAACAATGCGCCGAATATAACATCATTGATCACTCAGAAAAACAATTGGTACACCAATTATCAATGGACGTTTTGGCAAAACTTCTATAACAACATCTTCAACCTGCAAACGGCAAACAACTTTGGAATTTTGATTTGGTGCATCATTCTCGGCGTGCCGACCCAATTGTTTGGCCTAAGTCCAACGCCGCGCGCATGGGCTTATGGCAATAGCCGTCAAAACTACATCTATAGCGGGCCATCTCCAGCTCCGGCCGGCGAGAACACGATAGGCGGTAACTTTGCAGGCGGCGGCCAGACAACCGTTCTTAATATCCAGGAAGCACGTTGGGCGCTCCAATTGCGCTATGCGTCATTGGTAGGCAATGGGCGCATAGCTTTTGTCAACAAAATGCTTAACTGGATATTCAATGCTGGGCAGCCTTGGAATTTTTCGTCCGGCAAATATTTTCATGTGGTCGATTGCACATCGGGTCTTAGCCCGACCTCGCCAATGGTGGTCACATATCACATTGGCCCCAACATGAATTTTTCATCGCAGTTCGTCAATCTGTTGAATGCCTTGGTGTATGGCATCTTGCCGCAGTTTGCAGGCATGTCCGTCTCGGCAGTTGTCGATGTCAACGAAACTCTATCAAGCGATGGCGGCGTACTGACTATGCCGGCGCCAGGAGGGTATCCTACGTCACCGGCAGGCCTTGCGCCTGGCGCAGTGTGGTACAACGGGGGAACGATAAGCGTTGTCCCTGGCGTCACGCCTAACCCATCCGCGCCGGCCCTTTTGCTTGCATCAACCACTTCGACGCAATTGCTGTTTTTGGGCGGCGGTAATCTGCCACTGACAAATCCAGGCGTCGGGTCAACCAAACTTTGGAACAATGGCGGGAGCGTCGCAGTCGCATGAAAAAGATACTTTTCCTTCTGGCATGTCTTCTGCCGCTCGCGGCATGGGCACAAACCTATCCCACGCCAACGTTCACCAATGTGACCTTGACGCCTGCCGCAACGGCTCCCGCAGCAAACGGGCAGATCGTGGCTAATTCGACGCAGAACGCGTTGGAGACCCAGCATGCAAGCATGCTCGGTTATGTTCAAACCGCGATTTTCATCGGCACGGCCACGGTCACAACATCGGGAACGACAGCCGTTTCATTGATCCCGACGGGAATCGGTTCTGTCACACTACCGGCCAATTATCTTGTGGCCGGGAAAACCATCGTTGTTCGATTCAGCGGAACGTTTACGACGGCATCAACACCGGGAACGATCGCATTTTCCTATGCATTGGGGGCTTCCACCATCGCGTCTCCGGCAGCCGTCACTCCCACGGCAAGCCTGACTACTTTTTTCGAAGGTGAAGTTTACATCACTTGTCGAACGACTGGATCTTCCGGATCGGTTGCATATTTTACCAAAGTGACCAACAACAATGGGTCAACGCTATCCGTGTTATCGGAGGCATCAGGCACGGCGACTGTCAACACGACGGTTTCCAACACAATTGCGATCACATCGACCAATAGCGTTGCTGGCGGTACAGTGTTAGGCGTGAACGAGTTCATTTCAAAGGTTCTTGAATAAAACGTTTCGGAGATTTTAAAAATGGGCGCGCTTCTTCCTACACTGACTCCTGATTTGGTCGTAACCACTTTTGCGAACGCAGGCAATAAGACTGTGCCGCCGCAGACTGATCCGAATGGCTTCGTCAATTACCACGATGGTTACGGTCCGGATTACGAAATCGATTTGACGTCGGGCAATACTTCGGCAAAAGGCGTTGAGCGCCCGGTTCAGAATTATTTGTTCGCGGAAATGACATCCATGATGCAATGGTGGCAATCCATGGGTCTCGCCCCATGGTATTCCAACATGGCCAATCAAGGAACAAACGGGTATAACGCCGGTTCTTTGGTGGGACGCGTCAATGCCACTTCCGGCGAATGGGTGATTTGGCGATCCCTCAATGACGCAAATACCGTCGATCCCAATACGAATGGTCAAACGGCATGGGACTATGTTCCGACAACCGCTGATCTTTCGACGATGTTCGCAATGCCAGCGGGCGGCCAAGGACAAAAGCTTTTGCCAGGTGGTATTACGACGGAACAAGTTCTTGCCGCGAAAGACTTCAACACTCTTGTTACGGGCACATTTGAGTACGTAACGGATGCAATTGCGACGGGAAGCTCTAATACACCAAGCAATTATGCCGGCCTTGTCGAATGTAAACTTTGGACTAATTCGGGGGTTACATTTGGCGTGCAACGCTATTTGGACCGCACAGGCGCCATCTGGACGCGCGGCATGCAAAACGGCACATGGACGTCATGGGCAACCTTTGCCGTGACTCGTGCGGCAGTGATTGCGGCATTGGGTTATACGCCGGCCAATCAAGCTACCACGATCACAGGAGGCGCGGGTTTGTCCGGCGGCGGTGATCTCAGCGCGAACCGCACTATATCGCTCGCTGCCATTGCGCAATCAACAGTGCTTGCCAATCCTACGGCCTCATCTGCCGTGCCCGTAGGCTGCACATTGCTTAATGGCATCATTCTAAATTCGCCGGCAAACACACTCGGTCTTGGCACAATCACGCCCGTAAACGTGGCATCACAGGGCTATGTAAGCGGCACGACGGCTACATTTACAGGGGCAGGAAGTTTCAATGGCATAACAAATAGTGGCAATGAAACCATCACTGGCACACTGAGCGTCGGAAACGTTACGTCGGTGACGACATCGGGCTCTGCCTCGTCGTTGGTCATAACGGATACCGGTTCAAGCGGCGCAAATATCAAACTAGCCGGTAATGGATCTACTACGCCTAATAAAACTATTCGTGCCGCTGGTGGTCAGTTACAGTTTGTAAACTCAGCCTACAACTCGGTGATGGCCTATTGGGACGATGCTGGGAACTACAACGGGGCTTCAGCGGGATTCTCTGGAACAGTAACCATTTCAACGGCCGGCACTGGAGGAGTGCAAATTAACTCAAGCTCTACCAATAGTGCATCAATTAACATCGCGAACAGCGGCGGCGGCCACAGCTGGGCGATTGCCGCAACGGGGAGTGCTGGTCCCGTGGCCGCTGGATGCTTGGTGTTTTACGACAATACGTCAGGTGGAACGCGTGGGTATTTTGATACAAATGGCGCATTCACTGTAATAACATCAGCACAGACGATGACGCTAAATGTGCAGGACACGGGTGGGAACGGAGCAAATATAAAACTTAGCGGTAACGGATCTACAACGCCTAATAAATTCATTAGAGCAACGAATGGACAGTTGCAGTTCGTCAATCATGCATATTCTTCGGTAATCGCATCTTTAGACGATTCAGGAAATCTAACGTGTAATAATTTATCATGCCAAAATTTGTCGTGTAGTTATGTTTTCGCAAATAACCATTTGAGTTCCTATACGTCGCAAGGGAGCTATGTCGGATGGAATCAAACATCTGGCGGCGGAGAAACGGATTTCATATGCAATCAAGGCGGCGGTAGCGTTGGTGGGTTCAATTGGTATACAACGAGTGGTAGTGGTTCAACATTAACGCAAGTAATGAGTCTGACTGGATCAGGTAACTTATCGGTCGTAGGAACCGGTAATTTTAACACGTCAGACAAAACCGTAAAAACAAACTTTATAGAAATGAGCCCTGTTTCTATACATGATTGTTGGTTTGGTAGTTATGATCGCACTGACATAAAAGCGCATGGCACTGGAGTAATAGCGCAAGACATCAGATTCAAAATGCCACATCATGTTGCATATAATGAGTTTGAGGTGGAGGGGAAAAAGAAAAAATATCTACAAATCGATACGGCTAGTGTTGCTTTGGAGCAATCTATTTGGTGCGGTCGCCAAATTGACCAATTGATCGTTGATCGTGATGATATGCGCAAGCAAATCGAAACATTACTTGATCGCATCGCTGCGTTGGAAGCTCGTGTATGAGCACTGGCATTATGGTCAATGGGACGGATCTGGCCAACATCTTCGGCGCCAAAGGCGCCAGCACGGCCGCCGCGACCGGTATCAAGGTCAACGGCACGGATCTCAATCAACTATTGCTGGCGAAGGCTGACGGACAGGCGATCAGCTATGCCACTGGGATCAAGGTCAACGGAACCGACCTCAACGCAATCTTCGGCGCACCCATTACTTCGCTCCCCATCAACGGTCAGACTTTCACCAGTCAGCCGACTTTTGCTGGTGGCATCTCAACAAGCAATCTCTACTTCAATACCAACAACGCAACATGGTCGGTCACTGGAAGCTATAGCAATACGTCAGGTAGCATTCCTAGCGGTGCGACGCAGTGCCGTGTCACTGTAACCTATGTTTCGGGTAATACCGGAGGCTCGGTCACGAACCCGTTTTCATCCATGACGGCGTTAAGTTCGACCACCCAATCAGCAAATGTGCATTTGACTAGTTCGCAATCGTCACCCGTCAACGCTACCTATTCTGTCAAGATCGAATACGCCAACAGCAGTGGCACGGTCATCTCTACGACAAACTGCACCTTCTACATGAACACAGCAGCGAGCTAATTGCCATGAATCTTTCCGCGTCCATCATCAGCGCCGGCACGGGATGTCGCATGGCTACCGCTTGCGCATGGCTTACACCATTGGAAACGGCATGCGATCGCTTTGGAATAACAAGCCCTGAGGCGATCGCCGCGCTATTGGCCAATATTGGCGTGGAGTCGGCGTCCTTGACCGTTTTGGCCGAGAACATGAATTACAGCGCGCAAGGCCTGGCGGACACCTGGCCCCAACGCTTTGCGATCGATCCCAAAGCCAAGCCTTATCGGCCCAACGATCAGGCGATTGCTCTGGCCTATAAGCCGCAAACAATTGCCAACACGGTCTATGCCAATCGGATGGGAAATGGGAATTTCGCCAGCGGCGATGGCTGGACCTTCCGCGGCCAGGGGCCTATCCAGGTGTCAGGGCGCCTTCTGTTCACTCAGCTTGCCGGCGCGCTCGGGCTTCCCTTAGTTGCCCATCCTGAGCTGCTACAGCAGCCGCAGGCGGGCGCCCTATCGGCCTCCTGGTTCTTTCATAACCGGGGGTGCACGGCCGCTGCAGAGTCTGGCGATTTCGCCAAAGTGGTTAAACTGATTAATGGCGCGCCCCCTTCCGATGCGAATCAAGGCGATTTGAGGGCCGCACGCTATCGAGCGGTCATGCCGTTGATCACTTCGGCGCTGACGAGTCCTGACCAAGCACAAACGCCCGAACTTCTGACCACAAAATAGCAGGCTCACGACTTGACGATAACTGGCTAGCGGCCAGCGCGAAGCTGGTCAAAAGAACTTTCAACACGCTAGGCCGAGAAATCTCGTTGATGATGGTCGTGCAAAAATCGATCCATCCGCGCCAAGCCTCAAGGCGCGCTGCTAGATGGCGCTTCCGATGATGTTGGTTTTTCTTCTTCATTGTCATAAGTCGCTGAAATCTTTCGATCTGCTTCCGACTGCGCGGCTTCGACTCTCGCGCGGTCTTGAGCACTCAAAAGATCCTTGAATGAATCGGTCCAAAAAACAAGCTCTGTCTTCTCTGACGGTTGATCATAGCTTGGAATGAAGATATGCATGTACTGCGATGTCATGATATTTGCAAGCATCAACGGCATAACATTATCGTCGATCACAATGCCTTCGTCGGTCGCTTCATAGCCAACCGCTTGCATATATTTATGGCCGCCGCTTGGAAGGTCAAAAACAATATGCATCATGACTGAGTTTTGGGCGTCTCCTTCCAAAAACCGATAGGTATGGAACTGGGCGCCGAAATTTCCGTGCAACGCGCCATCTTGCCAATACATGTGCAGTTCCGTTGCATGCTTCCAAGTTTGAGACGGATCGCTTAGCGGTTGTGAAATGAAAGCAAAAGCGTCATAGATTGATCGCGCAAAGTACCCGTGTTGGGGTTCTCCGGTTTCGGGGTTGACCGGGTTTACGGAATGAAACGCTGACGATTTCATTGCATATTCGAAGGCATCTTCAACATTAATGTCATCGTCGCGATGGTAATCTGATGAGAAAGCCATCTTGATTTGCTCATCGGCAGATGTTGCAGTCTTCGTGCCATGCGCAAATAATAGCAATGGTCCCGTTTGAGCAACCGGTTTATCTGCGACGGTCGTCACGTTTGCGACGGGATCTGGCCATGGTGCGGCAACGACAATCGCAATGCCGATAACGAAACAAACAAAAAGCCAAAGTCCAATATAAATACGGGTCTTGAGTGGAGCTTTTAAAGATATGTTTTGCATGGCGTCATTCTCTTGGGTTCTGGTGGCATTCTGAATTTCCGTTAATCGTAATAGGCGATGGAGGTATTTGTAAACCCCCATCGCCTTGCTGTGTAGGGCTTCGGTCGCGACAAGGAATGACCATTTGCGTCACAAAAACCTGACGAATTTTGATCGTTACCGATCCATCCGGGTTTTTCATCGCATTAAAGGTTTCCCCCGCAAGAGTCCCTAAAGGGATACGGATTGGAATGGTAGGCTGGTCAACCATGGTCATCTCCTTGTTCCCACGGTCGCCAGTATGAGGATTAGGATGGGGCCTTGACAGGGACCGCCGTCACTGGTTCAGCCCCCGTGTGGGAAGCCTCCGCCGCCATGGCCGCTGGAATCGCTGCAGGCGCGCCGTGGGCGCCTGCCATGGCTGCCGCCAGCCCCTGAATCAAGGTCGTTGTCTGATGCGCCAGCGCCCAAGCTACGCCGGCCTCAAACACGGCCTCCGGAGAAGGCAGAAAAAGGGCGGTTGCCCGTTTCGCACTTACCCATTCCTTGGCCGCCTCGTCCAGCTCCGCAGCTGACCAGGTTGAAAGGCCAGGGATAATAGCGTTCGCCACCGAATTGGCCACGATGGCCGGATGGGTCGCATCTGCCGCGGCCTGTACCACTGACGACACTTCGTCATGCCTTGTGCCTTCGGCAGTGACGGCCGAACCCACAAGCGCTGTGATGATATTCTGAACGACGCTTGATTTCATGGTTTCCATGAGAATATGGAAGATATTGGCCCACATAGACGCCCCCTTGGTTGGATAGTCAAACGCCCTGGAGACCCAGGGCGTTTGAAGTATAAGCCGAATGGTCCAGCTTAGAAGTTTTCCGCTTCCGAAGCGTCATCCGCAACGCCACCGGTATCCTGATTGGTATAGTCCGCCTTGGTATGGTCGGCCTTAACCTGGCCGCCGTTGACTGCCTTGTAAAACTTCTTCGCCTCGGCGTAATCGCGCGGGTCTTGCACCATTCCGTCCAATTCAAATTCGATCGCCGACCAGGAGCCTTTCGCATTTGTCTTGGATATCGTTTTAGCACGGACGATATTGGCAAACGTCGGCGGTGTGCGCTTGCCCTGAGCCGTCTCAACAACCTTATTGCGAAGCAGCGTCATCAGCGATCGCGAAGCCTTGACCATGGTCGACGAAAGCGACAGCACCGCCATGGAAGTGGCGCCAGTCTTCGGATCGATCAGCAGCACATAATGCACGCGTGTATCAACGATATAGTTCGACTTCTTTTCGTCAACGCGACCGTTTTCCATCGGGCGATAAGCCTTGCCGTTGAGGACGCTAACCTCCTTGCGCTCCACCATGGCATCGTATTCTTCGGGAGTATATTCGCCCTTGAAGCCGCTGCCTTCCGATCCGCGCGGCGCCCATTCAATAAACGTCCGCTTGAATGCGCAAGGGATCAGGCGGATGCCTTCCTTGCCGTCGTACATTTCCTTCGTCACGCTATTATAAAACATGCCGGCCTTGGCGCCTTCGATGTGGTTCGGTGAGTCTTCATCCACGATCGGCGACATCTTTTGAAGGATCTGCAGAAACGGAATCGAATACGATTCAGCGCCGGCACCTTCAAAGCCGGCGAGGCCGAAGTCTTCGGCATCCATGAAGTCCGGCGCAACAGTCAATGCACCGCCGTGGCCCGTACTTGGCAGGTTCTTGGTTTCTTCATCCGCAACGGGAGCGGCATCATGCTTCTTGGTCATACGAAATAGCCTCAAGGTTGAGTGGTGAGTGATGATCAGCCGCGCGCGCGGCGAGTCCGTGGGCGCGTGATTTTCGCCCGGTCGAATTGATGAACGCCGAAAAGCTCAAGCGGTAAATTAGTGCCGGCCCCCAATTGCTCAACAACAAATGCTTTGAGGGTAGAAGCATGGATGTTGCGATCCATGGCCGCAGCAAAGCCGGCATCACGCAACGTTACAAGTGCCTTTTGCGCATCTTCGATTTCATCCTTGCCAAAATCGGCATGCACGCGCGTTTTGATGATGGCTTCAAAGTTGTTTTCGGTAAGCCATTGAAATGCCGGTTCGCGATGCTCTTCGCTGATATAGGCATGGATGACGTTCTCAAGCTTGATTTCTGAGCCATCTGTCAGCGTGAACTTTTGCAAACCAAGCTCTTGCATGGCGCTTGGAATAAAATCGCACAGGATCTTGTTCAGACGATCCGTTTTGTCTTTGACAGTGGCTGTCAACTCAGCAATTTCATTCTCGAACTTGCGGGCCTGTTCTGCCAACTCCATGAACCGTTTAAGCGTCATCGGCTCGTCGGCTGCAGCGGGCTCGATGTCAGCGAAATAATCGTCTCCGGTCATTACATCGGAAGAGGTCATGATAGGTCGATTTCCGTTTGGATATAGGTTTTGAGTTCCCGCACCCATTTAAGCATTTTGAGTGTGGGGCTGCGTCGCAGGATGACGCCTGCACAGGTGGCAATCAGACATGGATCGCCTACGGCGATCAGATAATCCTCATGCGTGAATGTGGCAAGACGTGAACGGACTTTATGCGTCATCCGACTAATCAAGTTGGGGTCGTCGCCATCATCAAGCACAACCTCCAGTTGGCCGAATTGTTGGGCCGGCGTGAAGTCATACATTTCGACAAGGCGCCGCGTGTCTCTGTCGAAACGCTTGATGATCTGCGGAATGAAAACGCGAGGCGTTGGCATCTAGGTAAAGTTCCTTGAATCTTTCTAGGCGGTTCTTACGATCCAGTATGCCTCAAAATGGCCTCCTTAACAAGTGGGGTTATTTGCCGTCCAAGACCACTGCGGCTGTGGCCGATTTCTGCGCCAACATGCGAAAAATGTCTTCGTCAATCGTGTCCTCCGCAACTAGGTCGATATAAACGCAGCTTTTGGATTGCCCAATGCGGTGTGTCCGGTCTTCGGTTTGCATCCGAATTTCGTTATCGGGGCTGCATGAATAGTAGATCGATGTCAAATCGCCTTGGATGGTTTGATCGCCGATCAGCGTCAGCCCTACCCCGGCTGCCTGGCCATGAGCGACAATGGCGCGGATGCGGCCTGCCTGGAAATCGTCAATGGCGCGTTCGCGGGAATCGGACAATGTTTTGCCATAGTAATGAGCGCATGAGATATCGGCCTGGCGCAACGCAACCAAGATTTGGTTGATTTCTTCTTCGAACATGGCCCAAACGATGAACTGGCCTTCAAGATCTTCGATCACTTCCTTGAACAGCTGCATGCGTTCACTTTCGGCCTGATCCTTTTCGACGAGCTGCGCCACGCCATCTATGAAGATGAAGCCGCTTGTTACTTGTTTCATCTTAGTGCGCGCGGCAATCGCCTGGAAACTTTTGTCTTCAAGGTCATGCGTTAGGTAAGCGTAATCCTCCGCTAAGCGATCATAGACTTTGCGCTGGGCTGGTGTCAGTTCAAACGTAAGCTGCTTGTAAATCTTCGGCGGCAAATCCAAGCATTCTGCTTTGGTGACGCGAAAAGAATGGGGTTGGATGAGGCGCCGCAATTTGTCGAGATTCTTATACAGCTTGTTGCCTTGTTCATCTTCAGCAACAACTTGCGTATATCGCCCACCGTTTTTGCGCATGATGGCGATCATTTTCGGATCGTCAGGTTGAAGCAAGACCGCGAACTCAGCAAAGAATGCACGATAGGACGTCGTGCCTAGCAAACCTGGATGAAGGAATTCAAATTGGGAATATAAGTCGCCTGGGTTTTTGGTAAGAGGGGTGCCAGTCAAAATGCGACGAGCCGCGGCCAATTTCCCAAGTTTGATGCATCGTTTGGTGCGCTCAGCTTTCAGATTCTTGATACGTTGACTTTCGTCAATCGTAATTAAACAGCGAAACGCACGTAAAAAATCTTCAACCAATTCGTATCCATCGGCTCGGATGATGGCGTCAATGTTTATCGTAAGGACACGCAAAGTAGGCGGCGTGTTTTCAGGAAACGGTTCGAATAACGCTTCGATTTCTGCTTTCTTTGTTTTTGTCGTGGGTTTGCCGCGCCATGCGAACGTTTTGCACGGCACGCTCATATGCGTTGGAATCTCCCGACGTACCCAGTTGGTATGTACGCCTTTTGGAGCAATAACCACTAGGGCGTCAATTTTGTTTTCCATAAAAGCGCGTTCGACATCAGCAAGATCCGTCCATGTCTTGCCGCAACCTTGCTCCATAAAATAGGCGAAATTCCGCTTGCCATACGAAGCGCGCAATGCATCGACTTGATGCTTCATTCCTTTTGTTTTCATTTTGTATGCGTCTCTAGAAAAGTGAGAATGGCGTCACGACCAAGACAAAGAGCTTGTTCTAGCAATTGATCCTTTGTCATGAATTCAAGAGGGTCAAGAGGGCACAAAAGCAATCGCTCAATATAACTTCCTTCTCCTACATGAAGAAAAACATAAGCGTTTCCTTGCCATTGACGCCAACTACGCAAAAAAGGCAATTGGCCAGGCTCAAATGAATCTTTTAAAGGATATGTTGATGATCGTTTTGGCCATTCCTTGAGCGCCTTGTTCTCTATCAAAATAACAGCGCCGCGGCGATTCTGTAAGATGACATCTGAAAACGCTTCGCGATTTGATTCGATGCGCTCCTTTTTAAGAATAGAAGTATCGATGTAATCGGCGAATGTCGACCATGCCTTCTTTTCTCTCTGAATCATTAGACATCAATCCTTTTAATCTTTTTCACGATAAACATGTCAATATCTTCAAGCTTGCGTCCCATCACGAGGAACCACGACCCTATGGGCGCTTCTTCGTAAATGCGCTGCCCAACGGATGGATAAAGCTCAGGTCTGATACGCATGCGGAAAGGCGAATCCGTTGAATCGTCAGTCATATAGAAATCGGCGAAAGCCGATGGCCCACGATAAGATTCACCGTTACGGCGCTTGATGCGATCGGGGCTATTTTCGTCAAGCAATGCCTTTTTTGTAAGCTTGGCAATCACAAGCCCCGTGTCATTGTCTTTTACTTTCTTGATGTTTTTGATTGGCAGACCCGAAGTCACTCCAATAAGTTCAGGATTTTTATAATAATGACCATAAAGCGTATGCGCTTCATTGATATCGGCATATTTTACTTTGGCATTTGCCAATGATTCGCGGTCTTTTTCTGTGAGTATTCCAGCCGTGCGCTTTTGAACATATGACAAAGCCTTGACGGCGCCATAGCCAACCGCATTGCGAATCCCACCAATCAGTCGTCCATCAGCTGCCACCCAATTCATCTGGCTATAGTCAGGATCAAGCGCTGTATATGTAATGCCTTCCTTGGCCAATTCGCGAAGGATCGCCACAACCTGGTCGTCATCCTTTGCCGAGCGCAAGCATGCAGCAGCAAAATGCAAGGGATGATATCGCTTTAGGTACATGGTCCAATATGTCACGATAGCGTAGCTGCAGCTATGAGCGCGGTTAAAGCCATAACCGCCGAATGTGACCATGGCATCCCAAAGCTTCGTTGCGGCTTCCTTCTCAACACCTCGTTCGGCCGCGCCAGCTACAAAATCGGGCAGCCATTGATTGATATATTCCGCGCCCTTGGATTTGGCCATGCCTTTGCGAACGGCAGACACTTTGGCCCAATCAAAGCCTCCGATATCTTTACAAACGGCCATGACCTGTTCCTGGTACAGAAACAC